GCAGAAAACTTAGACAAGAATATCTCTTACTCTGAGTATTTAGGCGAAAATCTCGACAAGAACATCTCTTACTCTGAGTATCTAGCAGAAAACTTAGACAAGAATATCTCTTACTCTGAGTATCTAGCAGAAAACTTAGACAAGAACATCTCTTACTCTGAGTATCTAGCAGAAAACTTAGACAAGAACATTTCTTACTCTGAGTATCTAGCAGAAAACTTAGACAAGAATATCTCTTACTCTGATTATCTAGCAGAGAATTTAAACGGATCTATCAATTATGCTGAATACTTAGCAGAAAAAGTTAAGACAGGAATTGAATACTCAGAATACATTGCAGAAAATCTAAACAGCAATTCCCCAGAAAAACAAATGACCAAGAAGATAAACGAATCAGCTTCACAAGGTAAAAGAACTTCAGGATTTTCCGGGAATTACACTTCTCTATCTTCTAAAGTTGATCAACTGATTGAATCAGTTAACAACAAGAAGTTGGAACAAACTATTAATGAAAATAAATATTCTTTCTTGAAACTCGTGGACAACACAACCAAGGAAGGATTTCTATCTTTGAACGAGGCCGAAAAACAGAAGGTCGTACAAGCTCTTAATGAGCGAGATTACAATTCGGGTACGGATGTAGTCAGAATCATGGGATCAGCTTTAACAGAACAAGCTAACTCAGGAATGAAATTCTTAGACATGATGCCAGAAGATTGTGCATCTGTGTGGGAGAATCTAAATGAAGCTGCTAGAGCATCTATTATTGCTCAAAGCAAATTCTATAAATTAGAAACTCCTTATCAGATCAACCACTTCTGGAAAACTCGTCCTGGATTTTCTACTCCTGTAGCTAATCTTGAGAAATTAAACGAGTCCCAGAATCCAGAATCAGTTGCAAAAATGGGTGTTAGCAACAGCTATATCCAAAGCATTGCTGCTGAACTGGAAAAACGATTCAAATAAATGATCTTTAAATAAGATGCAACTTTTAAATCAAAATGAGATCTACGAAACGTGGTCTCCTATTATCGAAAGTAAGACCGGCATCGCTGATCGTACAAAGGTTGAATGGCTTTCTAAATACTGCCACTTCCACTCTCTGAACGAATCTGCCGGAGCTTACAACACCCTTGGCGCTTTAAACGGCATGGGTTCAGTAGCACCCCCTACTAACTATGCTGGCGGTATCGCAGGCTTAGGAAATAACGCTGCAGGTCCTGCTGGTTTTTATTACAACAACACTTATGACGCTGGTCGTCCTTATGTTGGTTCTGGTGATAAATTCCCATCACTTCTTCCATTGGCTATTCAGGTAGCTGCTAAAACCGTTGGTTTTGACGTAGTTCCTGTTATCCCTATGTCTGGTCCTACAGGTGTACTTTCATACCTTGACTATGTGTATGCAGGTGGTACTCTTGCTGGTACTTCTACCAACAGTGAAAACAACTACACTGCTAACACTCCAGACATGATTAAGATCCCTACTGACATTGCTTCTCCAGCAACTGGTCTTACAGTAGCTAACTATTACATCATTGGGGTTGCTTTATCAGGTAACCAAAACTTAACTACTGGTGCTAATGCTCTTATCGGAGAATTCGTTGGTTACTCACGTATCGACGGTTTTCCTATTTTCAGAGTTTGGGCAATCGGAAGTGGTGACTCTGTAGCAACTGTTATTCCTTCAACTGGTACTGCTGATATCTACGCAACTACTTGGACAGAAGGTACAGCTTTAACTGCTGTTAACGTTGGCTCATTGGCTGCTACCACAGCTGGTTCTGCAGTTCTAGTTAAAACTCTAGAAGATCACATCCAAGGTTTCTCTGGTGCTGGCACCAACAACACCAACAGCTGGCAAGGTCCTTATGTAGATGGAACTCAAAACTACGATCCTATGGCAAGAGGTGTAGCCGAGAGCACTTATTACAAGTCTCTAGGTCTTTCTACCTTCACTAAGTTCGTAGAAGCTGGTACTTTCCAAGTTGCTGCTTCTGTTACTACTGAGCAAATCCAAGACCTTAACAAGCAGTTCGGTATCGATGTAGTTTCTATGATCGAAAACGCTCTTGTTAACGAAGTTTCTCAGGCTATTAACAAGCACATCCTTTCCAGAGGATTCGCTCTTGGTTGGTCTAACCACTCAGAGTTCTTCTTAACTGAAGCAACCAACCTTAACCTTAACTTGGTTATCGGTGGTACTGCTTCTTACTCGGTTCCTAACTACATTGGTAAAACGGGTGCTGCTATCTCTGGTCCTTCTAAGCCAGGTGCCGTTGCAGGTCCTGCATCAGGTGGTTTCGAAAACCAGTCAACTGTTCAAAGAAGACTGTTCTCAAGAATCCTTGCATCTGCTAACGTAATCGCTAACAGAGGTAGAAGAGGTCCTGCTAACTTCATCGTTACTAACGCTCAGATCGCTTCTGCGCTTCAGGACATTAGCCAGTTCACTTTTGCTCCTTTCACTAACACTCTAACTCAGAACAACGGTACACTTTACCCAGTAGGTTCACTTGCTGGTATGACAGTTTACGTTGATCAGAACATGTCATTCGGTGACACCAGAGTATTAGTTGGTAGAAAAGGTGCTGACGATGAGCCTGGTATGAAGTTCATGCCTTACATGATGGCTGAATCTATTCAGACTATCTCTGAAGGTACCATGTCACCAAAGATCGCGGTTAAATCTCGTTACGCTTTGGTTGAAGCTGGTCACCACCCAGAGACCATGTATTTCTGCTTCCACGTTAACGTTGGAACTTCTACTGCTATCATCTAATCGATCTAGTAGATAAAACTCAAAAAGAGCCTCAAGAAATTGGGGCTCTTTTTTTGTGCACCTTTATATAATAGAAACACACCAATGTAAGGATATATAATAAAAATTATTGTTCCATGTTATTAGAAAACATAAATCAATTTAAAAAGATAAAATCCCTATTCGAACAAGATTTTGGACCTAGTCAAGTTTATTCTGTGGTAAGAAAGGATCCAGACTTTAGAAACATCTCTAACGTTGAATTAGCTTCAGCGGTAGATAAAGTTTATGAAGGATTTGGTGAAAAAATTCTAAATACTGCAAGCAAAGCTTTCGGTGGAGACATTTCTAAAATAGATACTGTTTTGACCCAAATGAAAGAACAAGAATTAAAATTCAACAAAGAAGAAAATGAAATTTATGTTGAGTTTTATAATCTCCTTGAAAAACAAAAAGATCTACAAAAGCAAAAGGATAATCCTGAGTATAAAAACATGATGAAAGAGATCACGCAGGCTATGAATTCTTTAAATTCTAGAATGGATGAATTAACCAAGTCTCATGATAAAATTTTTAATGCTTTAGAGGAAAAGGTAAAATCACTTACAGGTAAAAACAACAGGAAGAAGAAGTACTTCAATGCTAAAAGAGCTACCGATGTTCTAGAAACCCAATCGGACAGATACGAAAAAATTAAAAGCCTGACCAAAAAGAGCACAGAAAGGGCAAACTCACTAGAAAAATTCTTTGGTGTTAGACAGGAAGAAATAGAAAAAGATGTAAATGATGCAGAGAAAAAAGCTAAAGAAGCAGTTTCCAGCATAACACCATCTGCTAGTGATTCTGCTAATCTAACACAAGATCCAGAGAAAGGATTTTTTGCAAAGTTCGAATTGATTAAAAATTCTTCGCAGACAGACTCTAAAAAGAGATGGGCAATGAAAGAACTATTAAAAAAACTGGATTCTTTGATTGATTCAAATGATTTTGACACTTTCGAAAACACAAGACAATCTGCAATTGTTCAGTTTTTTATGGAAGTTGAAAAAGAGATAGAAAAAGTCGAAAAAAAAATTTATAAGGCGTAATGAGGATTCTCAGGGTAAATGAATTCTGCGGAATAAACGAAGGAATACTTTCCTCTATTGGTTATGGATTGTCTAAGCTTCTTAGTGGAAAAAAAGGAGAAATAGAATCTCTTTTAAAGAAGGTGAGACAAGCTAAAATGGATGAGGTAAAGGAAACAGTAGAAATCGAAAGGGAGATATCTAAATATTCAAAATCGGATTCAATGGAATCTAGATTTAATGTTCAAAACTTAAATAAGCAGTTAAGAACTATCTCATCATTAAAAGAAAGGGAGGCTCAGTCCTATATAAAAGAACTGAATAAAATTTCCAAAAATAATCCAAAATTAGAAGCTATGGTAGCTTCCGAGCTTTCTAAAATACAAGTCGAAGCAACAAGGGAACTCATTAAGAGAATTTCTCCATACAAAGAAGAGACAGATTTACAGAGGCTAAACAGGGAATTTGATAGTTTAGTAAAATCCGCAACAGCAAAAGAAAAAGAATATCAAAGATCTGAATTATCGGACGAACCTAGATTTGTACCAGACGAGACGAGCGCAAATGTTATTTCTTTTGTTGATTTGGATTCTCAAAAAGCATCCGAGTTTTTAAAGAATTTGCCAGACACTGAATTAGAACAAATTCACAGGTCTTTGACTGACTGGAGATTTAAGCTGGAGGTAGAGCTGGGAAACCAAGTCACTGAATTAAGAAAAGAAATCAAAAAAACGGAAAAGGAAGGAAGCACATGGATTATTCCGCAGCTAGAAGCAGAACTACTTAGAATAACATACCACAACAAAAAACCAATTGATAAGATCAAATCTAAAATACAATTGGTAGAAAAAGAAATTAAGACAAGAAGATATGGCAATCAATAAATACCTAGATTTTTTAAACGAGGAAGATGTCAAGGCAAAAACCAAAGAAATGCAGGATAAAACTAATGCAGAAAAAGAGATTTTGGAGATAGACAAAAGAATTTCTGACGTGGATCTTGCTATAGCCAATCTAATGAAAAGAGAGAAAGACGGAACACTCAAAAGAAGTGAATCTCTTGTCCAACAAGCTATTGAATTACAGAAGAAGGTAGCAGAGTATCAAAAGAAATCTGTTTCTGTCAAAAAGATAGAAGATTTGGAATAAAACAGATATATAAAACAATAATATAAAAAGATGAAGCCTATTTACAATCCACTATTTGAGTCCTTATACGGACAGGCAAAAACAAGACCAATCACTTTCGAAGTTTATGAAGAGGAATCTCCAGGAGCTATGAAGACAGAAGATGTTAAAAAATACTTTATGGAGATATTAAATTCTCTACAGCTAAACGTAAGTAGTTACATTCTAGGCTATCCTCTGGCAGAAAGCAGAGCCGAAATGATAAAGAAATACTTGGATCTTTTTCCTAAACTTGAAAATAATTCTTCTCTAGAGGATCTAGTTAAAGCTTTGGTTGGTGCTTGGAACGATATTGCAATAGCACAAGTTCAAAAATCTTCAAAGAAAAAAGTTTTAGAGCCAGTTTACGGAAGGGTTAATGCAGGAATTAAAGAATTGGAGGGAGCTTTTGAAGAACTAAAAAAGAAAGCAGGAGATAACATTAATTCTAAAGAAATTATTGACTCTATTAACACAGAAATGAAATCTCTTTTAGGAAAATTAAGTTCAGAAATACTTAAAAAATACCAAGAGTATTTAAACCCGGTAAAAAAATAATTAAAAATGAGCAATAAAAGATTTAGTCCAAATTTTATGTCCTTGATGGAAAGCCTACACTCTTCGGAAGAAGTTTATAACGTTCAAGAAGACAGAGAAACAAGACAAGAAAAAAGACAAGAAAGAAGAGAAAAAAGATTCGAAGAGAAAGGAAACTTAAAAGCTTTTATTCAAAATCTAGAAACTCTAAAAAGCCAGCTTATTTCTAACGTCGTAGATACAGATCATTGGATCCAACAAAATCCGGGTTCAACATTTTATCCAGGATACAAAAAAACATTCATAGATCTTCTGGAAAGAGTAGCAAAAATCATGGGAGATGCTATTTACATTTCTAAAAAGGAAGGTAAAAAACTAGAAGCAGAAGATCAAGAAGTTCTAAAAGGACTCCTAGATAACTATAATGATATCAAAGGAGAATATGAGTCTACAGCTGGTAAATATTCTAGCGGATCAACTCAAGAGGTTATCAAGGGCCAGAAAGAATTAAAATACAAAGAGATTTCTGCAAAACTTATTGCAGCGGCTAAATATTTTCAAGAGGCTGCACAAGAAAATCTTAAACTTCTAGATTCTTTAAAATCTGGAAAAGATCCCGAAGGATCAGAGGCAAAACAAGGAGAATCTGCTGGTGAAGTTAAAGTTGAATCCCCTATAAAGAAAGGAGCAGGTTCCAAAAAAGAACCTAACGAAAAAGTAAGGGAGGTACAAAAACTCATTCTGGGTAAATTTAAAAACAACGAAAGAGTTAAAAAAAGCAGTGTTTGGAAAAACTTTGCTAAATATAAACCAGACGGAATCTTTGGAAATGCCACTGCTAGTATTATTCCTCCTTTAAAAGCCGGATTTGGTATGAGTGACACCACATCGGACATCACACAGGATTTCATCAACAAGCTTACTGCTGTTAAAGAAGCTTTGATGGAATCAGTCATTACTAGTTTTTCGGATTTTATGAGAATTAACGAGGATTTTGATTTTGATGCCTTTGAAAAATCTGCCAAATCATCTTCAAGTGCTTCTGGTAAATCTAAATCACAGGGGTCTTCAGGTTCAGGAGAATCTAAAAAAGAAGAAACCAAAAAAGAAGAAACCAAAAATAAGGTGGTAAAATCTTATGACACGAAAGCAATCAACGAAAAAGCTTTTAAAATTTTTCTCGGCTTCAGTGGTGACTTTGACGAAGACGAGCAAGCGATTTTTGATGTTATAAAAACAATAAAGGATAAAAGAGAATTTGAACTCGTGGAAGCTAGTTTTGCCAAGATGAAAATACAGAAGCTAGACCTAAATAACAACCGGCTTTCAAATGCCAAGAGAGATTGGCAATATTTTGTAGATAAAAACAAGGATTACAAAACATACTGGGGGCTGAGAAAAGGATGTGTCCCTGAATATTTTAATTCATCAGAGATCGCTAGATTGAATAGTTATCTTCCTGACGGGGTAGAAAAATTCTAAATACGAAATTTTTAATTATTTTAGGGGTATAAATGAAAATTTATGCCCCTATTAATTGTTGAAGGTCCGAGAAAAGCAGGTAAATCCCACTTAGTGTCAAACCAAACTGTTTGTCCGGTATTTAAGTTTGATTTTAATAAAAACTTCTCGATGTGGAACATGGGGAGAGAATCTAAGGAAACGCACTTTTGGGGACTAGGGAAAGAAGTTATGCTTCATGAACTAAATAAAGGGGGATATCTCAGGGATAACTGGCTTCTTGTAGATAGAGGAATATTAACTAATTCTGTTTGGGGAGTTTTTCAAAAAAGAATATCCAAACAACAAGCAATTGGGGATCTGACCAAATTTTCGGATCTTGGTCTTCTAGAGAATACAAGATTTCTACTAATCGAAGGCAAATGGGAAGAACAAAGAAAAAAAGATATCTGGGACGTGGATGACACAAGAGGAGAAGAAGAAAGATTACTTTTTTCGTCATTTTCGCAAACGCTACTTGACTTAAATGTTCCGGTTGATACTTTCCATAACCAATTCAACGAAGATAGCTTAAAAAGCTTTATTTCGCTTTTAAAGAATATTACAAATTAAAATATATGTGTGGAATTTTAGTAGCAAAGAGACCTTCTGACGAGAGAATAGCATCAATCTCTCATAGAGGTATAGAATATGACATAGTAGATGAAAACGGGATAACCCTTATTCATCACCGTTTACCCATACAAACAATAGACGGAGACGGTTGGAGACAGCCTATATCAATAGGAAAAAATAGGTGGCTTTTATTTAATGGGGAGATTTTCAACTATAGTGGGGGTTACGATTCAGATACCGCTTATCTACAAAACCTTTTTAGCACCTTTAATTTTTCGGGAATAGGAATGCTTCAAGCATTATACGAACCACATGTTGTTTCATGGGACGGTTTTTGGGCAATAGTTTTAGTGGATACAGAGAAAAGAGAAGTATACGCATTCACCGACCCGCTTGGTAAAAAATGCCTTTATAAAAATAACGAGGGAGAAGTTTGCTCTGAAATAAAAGGACTTTTAGAAGAAGGCGAAACTCATCAGATAGACAGTTCTTTTTTAAGTGGTGTAGTTAAATTTGGATATTTACCAAATTCTCAGACATTATATGATAGGATCAAAAGGCTAGAACCAAACAGATTCCACCATTGGTCGTTCGACAACCCTGCAAAAATGGAATCTTCCGATCCGTATTATAATTTCAATGTTCCCGTTAAAGAATTTGGATCGTACGAAGAAAAGATGGATTGGTTATGGGAAAAATTAGAACTTTCAGTGGAAAGCAGATTAATCTCCAAAAACTACCCAACTTCTCTTTTACTTTCAGGGGGTTTGGATTCTTCTATAATAGCTGGTCTTCTTCTTAAACTGAATGCTGACGTCAAATTCTATTCTATTGCTAATGGAGAAGACGAGAAGTATGTACAGGAATGTGAGAGATATTGGGAAATCTCATCTAATAGATTGAATTATTCTATCGATCTAGAAAATCCGGACGAAAAAAAGAAAATAAGCGAAATCTATACAAAATGGAATGAATCACCTATTGATATGGGAAGCGTTGTTCCTCAATATCATTTGTTTGAAGCTATTAAGGAAGGAACTAACACTAGAATCGTTATTTCAGGGGATGGGGCAGACGAATTATTTGGTGGATATAGAAGAATAAATGAATATGATTCACAAAAGAGCGATGTGTTTCACGAATTAACTTATTATCATCTTCCGAGACTAGATAAATTATCCATGGCCCATACACTAGAACTGAGAAATCCTTTTTTAAATTTAGATATAGTTAGATTTGCTTTACATCTTCCCTTCGAGGAAAGGAAGAACAAGAAAATTCTTAAAGACACTTTTAAAGGATTAATACCTGATTCCATTATAGAAAGATCTAAATTAGCTCTGAAAAATACAAAAATTGTAGAGGATCAGATCCAATACAGAAAACAAATAGTTGGATTATTCGGTATCTTCACCGGTTTGTAGATCTTGAACCCCTGCAAAAGGATCTCCTTTTGCTTCTCTAGGAGAATATCCTTCTGGACGATCAGTTATAACAAAGTCTTCAGAAGGGTCTACGATTAATCCCGCATGACTTAAAAAGTCCCTATTAAGAAGTAACGGAGTACTCTTTTCTGTTCTGTCAACTAAAGAGAACTTAACTTTCTTGTAAACTATCCCTGAAAATTCAACCTCTAGGTTTATAACTGACCTATGATGTATTTTTTCTCCAACTTCTGCTTTCGAGGTCCCTGTGATTTTGTTTCTGAATTCACTACCTCCAAGTTTCCAGTAAACGTATCCTTCAGCCTCTTCTATTTCATCTGCGTGTAGAGAACAAGAGGTTGCGCCGTTACCAGTATCTAGTTTTGCTACGAAAGTACCTACCCCAGGAAGATTAACCATTTCTCTAAAACCTGCGGTTTTCTTAGGTTTAACCCAGTTTTTCTTGTCTAATAAAAAGTCAAGAACAATATCGGTTACCTTTATTCCTGTAGTTTTTTCAATCCCTGTTGTTCCAGGAGAGGAATTAACTTCTAGAACGTATGGTTTTTCTGAATCCTTACTTACAATAATATCAACACCACACCATAAACATCCGGTAGCTTTTGCGGATTCTATCGCTATTTTTTCTATCTCTGTGGGAAGATCTACCATTTCAGTCTCCCCTCCCAATGAGAAGTTTGTTCTAAAATCTCCCTTAATCTTTAATCTTTTCATCGCTGCTATGACTTTATAGTTCCTACCAGACATTCCATCGCTTTCAGCTAAAACGTGTATTCTAAGGTCATATTCAGCGTCAACTTTTTCTTGTAAAACTATTTCTGTCACAGGAGATAAGTGCCATAAAGCCTGTAAAGTGGAAATCAAAGAAGGACGGGAATCTATCATAAATACCCCTATTCCTTTAGTACCGGAAAGAAATTTACAAATAACTGGATATTTTCCCCCCACCTCTCCCAAAGCTTTGTCTACATCACCCTCGGATGAGATCAACGATGTCTTAGGAACAGGAATACCTGCTAATTCTAATTTTCTGGTGGTCTGAAGCTTATCTTCACAGATAATAACAGAATCATAGGAGTTAACACAAGGAAATCCTAGTTCTTCCATCTTCTGGAAAAATCCTTTAGCTGCGTTGTTTTTAATGGAAGATCTCCTGGTTAAAACTACGGTTTTGTCTAGATAAATTTCTTGCGGTTTTGATCCCCTTGATGATATCAGAAAAGTTCCTTTTGGAGTTTTTTGTATAGATCCCTTTTCGGTGTCTATAATTATACACCTAACATCCTTTTCTTTGCATATCTGCATTATCTTTTCTGTGGTTGGTGCATTGATTTTTCCTTTACCTAATTTGGTAGTTAGAATGACAATTGTAAGGGGTCTTTCTTTGCTTTTTATTCCCTTAAAAACGAATTTTTCTAATATCTCTTCCATGTGATATTTCTATATATCCGAAAAAAATAAAAGCCCGATTAGGGCTTTAGTTCTTTTTATGTGTTTAGTTATTAAAAGAATTTATCGAATCTAATAACTTTTACTTCTTCCTCTTGTGGTTCATCTTCGAGCTCTGATTCATCTTCATCTTCGCTTTCTTCATCTTCGTCCTCGTCTTCATCCTCGTCTTCATCCTCGTCGTCTTCGTCCTCTTCTTCAGAATCCTCGTCTTCATCCTCATCTTCATCCTCGTCGTCTTCGTCCTCATCTTCATCCTCGTCGTCTTCGTCCTCTTCTTCATCCTCGTCGTCTTCGTCCTCTTCTTCAGAATCCTCGTCTTCATCTTCATCCTCATCTTCATCCTCGTCGTCTTCGTCCTCTTCTTCAGAATCCTCGTCTTCATCTTCATCCTCATCTTCATCCTCGTCGTCTTCGTCCTCTTCTTCAGAATCCTCGTCGTCTTCGTCCTCTTCTTCAGAATCCTCGTCGTCTTCGTCCTCTTCTTCAGAATCTTCCTCTGAGTCCTCGTCTTCTGTTTCTGTAGATTCTTCTCCAGATTCTACTTCCTCTGTGTCCTCGTCCTCTACATCTTCAGATTCTTCCTCTGAATCGTCTTGGATTTCTTCTTCTTTTTCTTCTTCCTCTTCTACTTCAAAATCGTATTTTTTACCGAAGTGTTTAAATTTTCCTTCGTTTTGTTGGAAGAATTCATTAAAGGATAAAACTTTTTTTTCCATCTTTTTATTTTTTTTTTATCTTGTTGTTCCTGTATCTGCGTCTCCGCTTTCAACTGCTCCTTTTCCTGGATAGTCTATTTTAGATGTGTTATTGAAAACTGCGTCTTTGTAACCCACGTAATCGTAGGCAGGTTCAGGATTAATCTTGTGTAATCCTGTACGATCCTCACTACTCCAATTTTTTGGATTCCATGGGTCTCTAGAAACTTCTAAAAATTCTTTGTAGTTTAGAACCTCTCTTTTTTTGATGTTTTTCTGATTCATAATCTTTTATATATTAAAATTGAAGAATATTTCCCAAACCTGATTTCATTACTTTAGTGAAAATATCAGGATCTTTCGTTTCTGCTTTTTCTACCTCTCCTGCTAATTTTTGTTTGTCTGCCTGAGATATACCAGATCCGGATAAAATGTCGCCAAAATTAAATCCACAAATTTTATCAGAAATCATTTTTTCTATCCCACTTATAAAAGATGTGTTATTAATAGCATTGGTCAAAGCCTCTCTTAACGAAGAAACTATGGTTGCACCCATACCACCCTTTAAATCTATGTTTAGTCCAAGTTTAGGTAAAAGATAGGAAATACCCCTTTCTTCCAGAGTTTCTAGTAAACCCTTTACTATTGCCTTGGACCAATTTTTACAGGATCCTTTTCCGAAATATTTTCCTAGTTCGGTAAAAGAAACCTCTTCAATTACGTTTCTTATAACCTGATAAAAAAAAGAGGGTTCTCCTTGTTCGTCAAATGGGTTAATTCCTAACTTCTCTGCCGCCCAGTCAACGACATACGTTTTAAATGTATCAGTAAAACCCCCTCCTAACGATCCTAAAAGGGAAGAAAAAATATTTTCATTAATTTCGGATTCGCTTAATCCGTCCACTTTCATTCGGAGGTATTCGTTTTCTAAAAGTTGAAGTCCTTGAGAAAATTCTACGTCTACTGAATTTTCGTTAATAAAATCTGTATATCTTTTTAGTTCCATTTTGGAAAGCTTTTACATGTATATATCGGTTTGATCCTATTTTTCTGATATATATAAGAACATGGGAAGAGTAAAACCATTAGACCTATATAAAAAGGATTTTCCGTCCCTCTTCGGACTAGAATTTGGAGAATATTACGAAACTCTAGAAGACTTCTTTTTAGAGGTTATAGATTCATATAGGGTTTCTTCCGAGAAAACTGGGATCAAGTATTTAAAACCAGAATGGTCCAGGATAAGATCCATACAGGGAGACCTTATAACAGTTAATCATTCCGGAGCATATTTAATTCCAAAGGGAGAAGAGTTTTTTATCCCATGTAAACCCGAATTTATTTCTAAAAAAGAGGAACCATCTTTTGATAAGTTTCCTATAAATTTCTTAAAGAAAATAGGAAAGGATGTTGTAGAAGGCCATTCCATGGGATTTGAAGACAGAAAAAAAATTATATTCACTAGGATATTATGAAAAAAATATTAGATTTTAGTGGCTTTATCAATGAAAGCACAGCAGCAGGAAACAGAGACCACACTTTTGAGGTCCCCTTTAAATTTTCTTCGAATGACCCTAAATATGGGTATAATTCAAAAAGTTTTGTAGACGATCTAAAGGCTGTCTTTTTAGAAAAACCTCGAATGAAAGAAGAGATTTTAAAATTCTTAAAAGATGTAAGCATCTATAATATAGATGACTTAGGAGCAAAGCCTTTTTCTTTCGTCAGTCAGTTAATACCAGAAATAGAAAGAATTATAGAAGCTGGAGATTATAAACCAGATGCAATTATGCCGGGTGGTGCTATTCTCTTTATTAGAGATAAAAAGATAGAGGGTGGAAAAATGGCAGATTTCTATCTAAATAACAGAGGCACAAAAATAGAAGTTGTTACAGACGACCAAAACGGTAAAGATTCTGTCCTACGTTTTCATGTAGAGGATTTTCCATACGACCAGTTTGATTTCACCAAGGAAGAAAAAGAAGAGTTGGAAGCCTTGGTAAAGGCTAAAGGATATTACTAAATCCTGTGGAAATTATTTAGAATTATCTCTATAGATTTTTCTTTTCCTATCTCAGATCCTACCTCCATGTCTATTTTATCCGATAGATCTGCAATTAGAATGCAATCTGAATTTTCCGAATAATCCTTGACATTTGTTTTTAGAAACCCCTTTATTTTTCTGATCTCTTTGGTGGTTTCACACTTAGGATCCAAAAGCTCGGTCATCAATAAAGCAATATTGTCTTTTTTATTGACAGTAACCATAGAAAAAAACCAGGTAAACACTCTCATATGTTCTTCCTTATTTTTTCTTATGACAAGAAATCCTTGGTCCCATAAACTGTATCCTGAACAATAGCTCTCTACATTAACCCTAGAATTATATTCGATTTCAAGCTCCTTGTTTTCTTCTATAAATTTTTCTATGAGTTCTATAGAATCAATAACTATCTGCTCGATCTCTCCAATTTTTTCTATGTTTTTGTCTAGTATGTTATAAAAGTTATCCTTCTCTGAATCTGTCATGTTCATCATGGATCTCTGTGAAAGTTCTGTTTTCTCGTCGAAAGATTTCAGATCCCTGTAAATTGATTGCAATTCTCTGAAATTTTTTTCAAATTCCTTTTTCTTGAAGCTTTTTTTGATTTTAACAAGCTTCGCCATAAGGATGTAGTACTTATGTTCTAGATCGATAGGATCCTCTATAAACCAATAAGGTTTCATCTTCTTCAATTTCCCTGTTCATTGTTCAATATATTATATATTGTCGAATGAAAAATATTCGATGTTTTATGAGAAAATACAAATTGTTAATAAAAAATTTCAGGAAAGATGAAACACTCCCCAAATCCTGGACTAAAATTTTTATCTAGTAAAAACTGGGTTTTGAACTATTATTTATCTTAAGTGACTTATGTGGCCCCAGATCTTAGTTGTAGCTTACTTCACACCAAACAATTCTTACCAAAGACTCTCGCAAAATCTTAAAGAGTCTCTCCAAAGCTTTAAATTACCACACTTAATCAAACCTGTGCAAGGCTTAAGATCTTGGGATACCACCTATCTCTGAAGATCCAGAAATACGAATCACCAACGGGATGAAGAAAAAAAGAACATATACGGAAGAGCAAAAGCTAAAACAAAAAGAGTCGATAGAATTGTGGAAGATAGCCAATAAAAAAGAGCTAAAGGAGAAAAACAAACTATATAACGAAAAAAATAAAGAAAAAATATCAATGTACCAAAAAGAGTATAGAGAATTAAATAAGGATAAAATAAGGGAGAAAAGAAAAGAATATTTTAAGGAATATAGAATATTAAATAAAGATAAAATAGAAAAAAGAAGAAAATTAAATTCTAAAAGGTATAATAAAGTTGGAAGAGAATCGACACTTACAAGAAGAAAGAAAGATCCTGTATTAGATCTTCGATATAAAATATCTAAATTAATATGTATTTCTTTAAAAAATGGAGGTTATACAAAAAGATCTAAAACATATCAAATATTAGGTTGTAGCTATGAAGAATTTAAAACATACATACAAAGCAAATTCTCCGAGAATATGTCATGGGAAAATCACGGAGAATGGCATTTAGATCATAAAATCCCAGCATCATCCGCCAAAGACGAGGATACACTAATTAGATTAAATCATTATTCAAATTTTCAGCCATTATGGGCAAAAGATAATATTAGAAAAGGAAATAAATTAAACTGTGAAATATAAAATCATAGCATATTGTACGAATGATCCTTATTATTTAGGACTTTCTAAAAGTTTTGTAAAATCCTGTGAGAATTTCAATCTACCGTATCATTTAGATATCATAGAATCATTAGGCGACTGGTGTTTAAATACTCATTGGAAAGCAAAGTTTATTTATAAATGTATGAATACCATCGATTCTGAATATCTTTTATACGTGGACGTTGACGCAGTCTTTAAAGCTTATCCTCAAATCTTTGAAACATTAGATTGTGATATTGCTTATAGGACGGAGAACTTTAGATGGAGAGCTGATGAAGCCCTTTCGGGCACAGTTTATTTCAGAAACAACGAAAAGGTTAAAAGGATGGTGGATCGGTGGATCAATCTTAACGAAGCCACTCCAGCAGAAAGAATGAAACCCGAAACATGGGAACAAAAAAATATGCAAAGGGCACAGAGAGAATTTAGTGACCTTGTTTATTATAATCTTCCCCCAGAGTACACATTTATCACGGATCACACTAAAACAATGTATCCCGGATTATTTCCAGTCATTGAACATTTTCAAGCTTCTAGAGAGGTTCATAGAAATACGAATCAAAAATCCAATTTAAGAATAAGAAGATAGTATGCGTCTTAAATATGCCGTTGTTAGTTCCGACTCTAATCCTGAATACCTAGATTTTTGGCCTTATGTGGCAGCATCATGGCAAAGAATCGGAATAGAACCCGTTCTTGTTTATATTGATTCTAAAGGGCCTGACCCAAACGTGGCAGAATATGGCAGAACAGAATATCTAGAATCTATTCCTGAATGGAGTATAATTCAGCAAGCACAATCCATCAGATTTTGGGCAGCAAGGCTACTCGATGCACCTTTTATTATCTCGGATATGGACATGCTTCCTATATCTAGGGATTATTTTGAAAGCGGAGCTTCCCAGATAGGTGAAAGCGGGATAGTCTCGTATTCTTCTGATATTATTAAGTATAGATGGTATCGCACTAATCCACAGTACCCTATGTGTTATCTTGCGGGGGATCCGCAGAGCTTCGTAGATTTACTAGACCTAAATGACACGGATCACAAAGAGTTTCTTCGTAGATTAATGAGAATGGGTATAAGATTTGGGACAGATCAAAAGTTTTTTTATAACCAGACCCTTGCTAAATCCAAGTATCTCATTAAACATCTAGAAAGGGGATGGATAGAAGAAAAATATGCTTCTAAAAGACTGGATAAGGTGAACTGGCCAAAAACGGGGTATAATGTAGAGGAATATATAGATTGTCATTTACCAAGACCATACTCATCAAATAGAGAAATATGTGACGAACTTTTTAAGAAATTAGGAATTAAATAATGATCCCCAAATTAATATCTTTTTATACTGGTGACCCCTATTATGCTTCTAAAGCATCTGAGCTTAAAAACAGGTGTTATTCTCTTGGAATAGAGGTGGAAATATCAGAGGTCAGAAATCAAGGGGATTATTGGAAAAACACTCTGTATAAGCCAGTTTTTATTTATAAAAATCTCATTGAGAAAAAAGAGGATTTAATCTGGATAGATGTAGACACAGAGATTGTTTCTAAAAATAGTGAGATGTTTAATTGGACATCGGATCTTTATTTTGCTTCACACACTGGTGAGATGGACGGTATAAAGGCTTCTCCTATAGGATTTAGATTTAATGATCGCACTCTGAGTTTTGTAGATGAGTGGAAAAGATGTTGTGAATTGAAAATTTCTTCAGGTGATGTGGATTTTGATCATGACGTTCTAAAGTATGATATTCTTCCACAATTTAAAGGGAGGGTTTCTCTACAAATAATGAAAGGAAATCTAGAGGCAAAAGAATTTACCAACGGCAACATAATTAATAATGGTAATTCTAGGGTCCACGGAAAAGCACAACAAACCAGGCACGTTCTAAGAAAAAATAATTCTAGAAGTTCTTTGTTTGAGTGTTTAAAAAAAGAAGATTTTATTTATGAATCCAAATAGAAGAAGGCAAATAGTAGTGTCTCGTCAAAGGGAAAGAAATGTTATAGATGGGGGCTCCCCTAGACCTATGCCTCCTATAGAGACTCAATCTAAACAACAAGAACAAATCATGCAAAACATTTTTTCTCCCTTGAAACCCCATAGACAAAGAGAGGTTGTTAAACAATGGGAAAACGTAACAGGAAAATCAGTAATTTTTATAACCTTTGTTTCTGATCCTATAGGTTCTAATTTTTATTCAAGCCGAGTTCCTTCCCTTCTTTCTAAACTTGTCGATCTGGGTTATGATTACATCGTCAGGCAATATCCCTCCGATAGACACTATTTTCAAAACTGTTGTTTTAAGCCAGTTTTTATAAAAGAAATCATGGAGAAATACGACAAGAATCTTGTTTGGATCGATGGCGACACTAACCTTAAAAAATCTCTGGATCTTTTCACTTTAGATCAAGATTACGATGTTGGTCTTGTTTCCTACACCCATGATATTAGTTCCTTTGTTGCCTCCCCTATATTCTTCAGGAACACACCACAATCTAAAGCACTTATAGAATCGTGGGAATCACATTGTACATCTAAAATAGAAAATGGAATATGTGAATTAGACCACGATGCTATTAAGCATTCTATAATTCCGCAGTTCAGGAGCTCTCTAAGAATCAAATTAAATAATAACGATTATCATAATGGGGAGGTATTAGAGAATGTTAATTCAGATGTTCCTGAAAAAGGAAGGGTGTTACAGGAGATGGTTCCTATAAACGCAAGAAGACCTTTCAACCTAACTAACAAAGATTTTATAATTGTATGAAAAAATTAAAAACAAACTGGGCTCCTTTTCCTATCGAATTTTCTTCCTGCTCTAATCTTAGACCTAAAGGGTTTGAATGGTCAAGAACCGAGGGCATAGCAACCGTTTGGATAGACACTAGTATTCCGAATCATCAGGGCCCACCATCAGGAAACTTTGGGTGGTTCTGTGAATCTTCCGAGGTTTTGCCCGCTCTTAAATCCCAGCTTCTTAGCCAGACTGAAAGATTTAAAAGGCATTTCCAACACATTTTCACGTGTGATAATGAACTAATAAACAGAGATCCTAGTTTTTTCCTTTTTAATCCACCAGGCTCAAACCTTCCTTGGACTAAGCCACAAGATTTTAGAATCCCAGAGAAAACCAAACTCTGTTCTATGATCTCTAGTCCCAAAGACATGACTTCCGGACACAAGCTTAGAATTTCTATTGCTGAGAGCCTAAAAGGAAAGGTTGATCTTTTTGGTGGTGCAGCAGGGAGTGAAAGGTCAGGCCAAGGAACGGGTCCTAACGGAGATTGGTGGAGATCCAAGGAAGATTCTCTTTCCTCTTATATGTTTAGCGTGGTCATTGAAAATGCTTCTTATGGGGATTACTACACAGAAAAAATCACAGATTGTTTTGCATTGGGCGTTATCCCTATCTACTGGGGGAGTCCGTTGATACACGAGAGGTTTAATAGGGATGGAATAATTTTATGGGACCATAATTTTGATCTCAACTCTTTAAGCACAGATCTATACCATTCAAAAATCGAAGCAGTAAAAGATAATCTGGACAGAGTGAAAAATTTAGTTTCTGCAGATGATCTGCTTTTTAAAAAAATAGAGATGTTTATATAAAAATGGAAAAAATATTAATAACGCCATATTTTAAAACACAGGATTCAAACAGAAATATTGAATTAGATAGGGTTCTTTCTAGAAATCTAGATTCTAATCTTTTTGAGAAAATTATACTTTTCTGTGATCCTGGTGCCATTCCACCTATCACAGATCAAAAGATTGAAGTGATCCAAACCAAACACAGATCAAAATATTGCGATTTCTTTAAGGAAGGAAACAAGCACACTAATAAGATTGTGGTTGTAGCAAACAGTGATATATTTTTTGATGAAACCCTAAATTTTGCAGAAAAGTATCTAGTGGAAGAAAAAAGAGTTTTAGCTTTAACCAGATATGAATATGTTTTACAAAATAATGGCACATACTCTTCCCATATGCAAATGGGATGTGACAGCCAGGATTCATGGATATTTTTACCTGCTTTAGATACAGGAAACATGGATATTTCTTTTGGCTTAGGTGTTCCTGGGTGTGACAATAGATTGGCTTTTGAACTATCTAAAAAATATGAAGTGATAAATCCTAGTTTATCTATAAAAACTTACCATGTGCACGAAAGTAATTTTCGAACATATGATCCAAATAAAAGATTAGTCGGAGAATATTTACAGATACATATACAATAAAAATGAATAAATTAGATTTAAAAAGAGTTACTCTTTTCTGTTTTGACGGGAGGGAGGAAGATAAGGAAAGAACCGCTAGATATTATAAAATATTAGATTATATGTTATCTAGGGTAGAATTTCATGATGTAAAAATGTTTTGCACATTCGATTTTAAATTTCCCGGGGTCGAGATTTTAAATACTAGACCAGTTAATATAGGATATTATTCTGAATTTTGTGTTAAAAGATTAAATTCATTCATAAAAAGTGACTATTGTCTAATTTTTCAAGATGATGGGTTTATTCTAAATCCTCATTTATGGGACGATGAATTTTTAGATTATGATTACATAGGTGCTCCCTGGCCACTTTATATAGGTTGGCCTAAAGAAGGGCAGCAAGTGGGAAATGGTGGATTTTCTTTAAGAAGCAAAAATTTTCTAGAGGTTTCTTCTACTCTTCCCCCTACAACTGCAAACGAGGACACTTATATTTTAAATCAAAATCGAGAACATCTTGATGTACATGGTATTAAGATAGCTCCTGTTGAGGTTGCTAGAAAATTTGCTGTTGAATTTGAACTAGACAAAGATCACAATATTTCTTCCTGTTTTGGCTTTCACTCAAAAAAGTATCTTGGTGATGCTATATCATATATAAAATAAAAAATAAAAGATGTCAAAGGGAGTTTATAAAATTACGGAAGATTTTGAAAAAGCATTATCCGATTATACTGGTGCACCCTATGTTATTACAGTTGATAATGCAAGTAATGCACTTTTTTTAGCTCTAAAGTATGAAAAAATAGAGGGTAAAGAAATAACTATACCCTCTAGAACATACCCATCTGTTCCGTGTGAAATAATACATGCAGGAGGGAGAGTTAACTTTAAAAAAACCAAAGGAAAAACCATAAAGGGTGCTTATCAGCTAGAACCTACCAACGTGTGGGATTCTGCATTAAGGTTTACTAATGATATGTACATACCAGGATCTCATATGTGTATTTCTTTTACTGGACCATATAAGCACTTTAAACTAAGTAAAGGAGGTGCTATATTGACAGACAACGAGGAAGCTTATTTTTGGTTTAAAAGAGCTAGATATTCAGGTAGAAGAGAATGTTCGTATCATGAAGATCATTTTGATATGCTCGGGTGGAATTTTTACATGATGCCAGAATTAGCAGCAAGAGGATTGCTAATGATAAATCAATTTTATAAAGACGGCAAGCCACTAAGTAATGAGGATCTTGAACTACCTTATCCAGATCTATCTAAATTCACCATTTATACTAATAATGAGAAATAATATACTTTGTGTAATTAATAGCTTTTATAATTATGAACATATAGCTGTTTTCTTCGATAGTATTTATGTGGATTATATAGATTACGTTGTGCTTGAAAATTACAGTAAAAACAGCGATCAGATTAAGGATTACTTCAAAGGAAAAAGAATAATTACACACTTAAGGTCTGAAGAAAATGTAACTCACGGCACAATGGATTATTTTTTAGAAAATTATAAAGAATTAATAAAGGAATACGAGTATCTTATTTTAACTGACGCTGACCTTTTAGTTGAAGATATTGATTCTTATATAGATGAGGCTAAATCTGTATTAGATATGGAAAAAGTTATGGTTTGTGGTATATCTCTTTGCCTTAATAATTTACCGCTAGATCATCATCCAGAATCTATCAATTGGGTTCCTAAAGGCGTGGTATATAATAAATATATAATTTCTGTTACTGGGACACATATGTTATTAATTAAAAATAAGGATCTAAATGTATTATTTGAATTGAAAAATATAATAGATTCTTCTCTTTGGGAAAAGGTCTGTGAAAAAGATGGCCTATGGGTTAGAACATTAAAAAACAAAGCTAAACATTTAACCTGGGATTATTATTATCCTGGTAACGAGTATTATGAATACAAAAGAAATAATGAATGGGTACAAAAATTACATAACAAAAAACCCGAAATAATAAAATTGAGATGAGGATAGGTATAATGCAGCCTTATTTTTTACCATATATTGGATATTTTCAATTGATAGATTCTGTAGATACCTATGTTAATCTAGACCATGTATCCTTCATGAAAAGGAGTTATATGGTTAGAAATAAATTAAAGAATGAGGTCGGCATAAATTTAAGTGTAATAGGAGGTAGTCAAAACAAAAAGTGCAAGGAAGTTAACATATATTTTGATGATAAGTGGATAAAAAAATTTAAAACGTCCATTAATTATTTATATTCTAAAGAAGATAATTACTCATCGATAATGGATACTATAGTTAATCCTATGATAGATGATTTAAGTCTTAATGTATCGGATTTTAATTTTAGTTCTGTAAAAAGAATATGTCACTATTTGGATATAAATAAGAATTTTATAGATTCTTCTGGGGGTGTAACCGAAAATAAGAAAGGTCAGGGATTAATAGATATATGCAAAAAAAATAACTCTAGTTCGTATGTAAATGCTATAGGAGGAATGAATCTCTATAATAAGGAAGAGTTCAAAAAATCTGGCATAGAACTTTATTTCTGTAAGATGAACAATGACATAGATCTAGATGATCCGTATCTATCGATATTACATCAGTTGTTTGTTTATTCAAAAGAACATTTAAAGAATCAAATAAAAAAATATAAATTGATATGAACCACGAGGGAAAATTTGAATATATTAAATTTCAGAAATTGAGAAATAGCTATAAGGATGGCATTGATAATCTATCTAAAATGGATTTTAATTTTCAAGAGATCGTAGAGGATTTTCCTAGATTTTCTGGCCATATGAGTATAGGAAGATATTTAACACTATACGAACTTTATAAAAAAACATCTGGTATATCCGGTCATATTGCAGAAGTTGGGACTTACAAGGGTACTTCTTTATTGTGGTTCACTAAGCTAGTTCAATTATTTGAGCCTAATTCACTTACTCAAGTTCATGGATTTGATTGGTTTAAAGGGACTGGGGAAGATTCGGTTGAACTTAAAATCGAAAAAGGCAGCTATTCTTATGAATATGAAGATCTTCTTAATGTTATAAAATATCAGGGATTAGAAAATAATTGCTTTGTACACAAATTAAATGTTCTAACGGAGCTGGAAGAGTTCTTTAGTAAGAATCCGCATTTTTATTTTAAATGTGTATTCTTAGATGCTGGATTTTATGATGTTGTTAAAAAGTCCATAGAAATACTTTGGCCTAGACTTAATAAAGGGGGGATATTAATATTGGATCAATTTGGACACGAGCTATCCCCTGGTGAATCTATGGCAGTTAAAGAATTACTTCCTGATGAAAAGATAGAGACATTAAATAATTCTTGGATGCCTACCGCTTATATTATTAAAAAATAGAGTTATGAAAAAAGTTATAGTATTCGGAGTTCTTGATACTGCAGAATTAGCACATTATTACCTTACTAATGATTCTCCTTATGAAGTAGAAGCTTTTACTATTAACAAGGATTACATTAAGGAAAGTTCATTCAAACCTAGGGGTAGTGAAAAAGAATATCCAGTAGTTCCCTTTGAAGAGCTTGAAAAAATATACCCACCAGAGGACTATTATTTATTTTGTCCTATGACTGGAATTAAAATGAATACGCTCAGGAAAAAAATATATCAAGAGGGTAAAGATAAGGGATATGAATATATTTCTTACATTTCTTCAAAAGCAACGGTCTTTAATAATCAAATAGGAGAAAATTGTTTCATATTAGAGGATAACACTATACAGCCCTTTACCATAATAGGAAATAACGTAGTATTATGGAGCGGTAATCATATAGGACACCATGGAGTTATAGAGGATCATGTTTTTTTTACATCCCATGTAGTTATGTCTGGACATTGTCATATAAAAGAAAGGGCATGGATAGGGGTTAACTCTACAATAAGAGACTTTACTACAATAGGAGAGGGATGTCTCATAGGAATGGGATCTCTCGTAACAAAAAATACCGAGGACGGAGCCTTTTATCTGGGATCTCCGTCTAAAAAACAAGATAGAATAGCTATAGATGTATATTAATAATAGTAAAAATTGGAATAGGGTTAGGAACATATTTAATGAGCACCACTCACAGCTTCCTGTTGTTGATGTTATGAATAATTTCTATAGAATTTATTATTCTACTAGGGATGATAAAGGCAGGAGTATTCCAATGTATTTTGATTTATCTAAAGATCTTTTAAAATACGAAGGACCGTTTAATGTTGATCTAAAATTAGGAGAGGCTGGTTTTTTTGATTGGTCTGGGATAATGCCTACTAAAATTATAACTCTAGAATCTGGGGAGAAATATTTGTATTATATAGGATGGTCTAGAAGATTAGATGTTCCATATCATAATAATTTAGGCCTTGCAATAAGTAATGACGGAGGGAATACGTGGAATAAATTTTCAAATGGACCTGTATTTCATACATCTTATAAAGAGCCCGGATATATCGGAACTGCCGAAGTGATTAAAGATGAAGGTATATTTAAAATGTGGTATCTATCGTGTAGGAAATGGATACACAACAACGGGATTATGGAGCCAATATATGACATAAAATATGCAACATCTCTTGATGCTATTAACTGGGATCCTTGGGATATTACCTGTATAGAATTACAGAACGAAGAAGGTGGGATTTCTTCTTCTCGTGTAATAATAGACAATGATGGTGTTTATAGAATGTGGTTTTCTATAAGGGATCGAACTGGATACAGGGAAGATCCTGAAAGATCCTATAGAATCGAAGGAGCTTTCTCTTATGATGGAATAAAATGGGAAAGAACTGGCATAGAACTTTTCAGATCTGAATTTGATTCATGGGATAACATAATGGTAGCTTATCCATATATAGTTGAAGAATCTGATAAAAAAATAATGTTTTATAATGGAAATGGATTTGGTAAAAGCGGAATCGGATACGCAGTATCTGAAAACCCAGTTTGAAACTCAGGGGATTATTTTAATTAGAAATTTTTTTCCAGTAGAAAAAATAGAAATTCTAAGAAAAGATGCAGAGAGTGTCTTCGAAAGACAATTTATAAATTCTAATTATTCTGGTGATTTTAGACAAAATATCCAAAAATTATTTGAAGAAGACTTTGAAACTTTTGTAAATTGCGGAAAAACTATACAACAAGGATTGTGGAGTCTTTATGAAATGGCAACAGACCAAAAAATAAAAAATATACTGTCTAAATTGGGATTAAAAACACCAAATCTTTGTACAAGACCCGTTCTTTTTTTTAATAATAAAAGATTGGCTAAAGACACAGTCTACTACAAAACACCCCCACACCAGGATTGGCCTTCTATGCAATCTTCTGACAATTCAGTTGTAATTTGGGTTCCTTTGATCAATGTAAATGCTCAAAATGGATCGGTTATTTTTTATCCTAAAACACATCTTCTTGGCCCCCTTGAGTACGAAAAAACTGGAGGGTTTGCTAAAGTAAATATTCCGGAAGGGTATATGAACTCTATTCAACCGGAAATGAATATTGGCGATGTCGCTATTTTTTCAACTCTATTAATTCATGAGTCTGGTGAAATAAAAGATGATTCTATAAGATGGTCGTGTCATTTCAGATATACCGATCTAGATAGCCAAGATTTTATTTCTAGAGGATTTCCTAATCCCTATGAATACAAACCAACATATAAATAAAATCAGATTATGAAATTTGGAATAGTCATACCAACATACAAAAGAAAAGACGGAAAAACCCCAGAATTGTTAAAAAGGGCTTTAGATTCAATTTTTAATCAAACCCACAAGGATTTTAAAGTTTTTGTAATAGGGGACAAATACGAAGATTCGTCCGAATTTGAAAATATAGTCAAACCTTATGGAAAAGAAAAAATGTATTCTGAAAATCTCCCCTTTGCTGCAGAGAGAGACAAGTACACAGATCAAAAAATAATATGGAATTATGGAGGATGTTACGCAAATAACTACGGTATAGAAAAAAGTATATCCGAAGGGTACTCCTTTGTGTGTCACCTAGACCACGATGATTGGTGGTACGAAAACCATTTGGAGGAAATAAATAAATGTGTGGAAGAAACTGGGGCATCTTTTGTTTATACCTCAGCAACTTATTGTTATCCACATAATTATTTACCTAAACTTGGCGGGAATAAATATAATTCTTCTATACCTGAGCCCTGTAAATTGATACATTCCTCTACCGCAATGGATTTTTCAAAGATTAATTTAAGACACGAAAACGTGTACGAAAGAGACGGCGTAATTGGACATGCAGGAGACGCAGATTTTTGGGAAAGGGTCGGAAAATTTATTACAGAAAATAGATTAAAATCTTTTCATATTAATATTATGACCTGTAGACACGACGAGGAAGGATACGAAAAAAATTATTAAACTATGTTTAAAATAACAAAAAAATCCCTGGAAGTAAACAAGGAAATTTCAGAAAAAATGGAAGAAAAAACTTTCCATTTTCACACTCATATACTTTATGACATAAGAACCTCTATCGGAAAAGCATCTGCTGTAAAATATCTTGAGATAGGTGCATATGCTGGTGGATCAGCAAGTTTGATGTGCTCACATCCGTATCAAACAAATTGTTTTTCTATAGACCTTTCTTATCCTATCGATCAAGGGGTTGTAGAGAGGAACGTAAATAAGTTTAAGAGAGAAAATAATTCTTTTAAATATATAAAAGGAAACTCCCAATCTAGTGAAATTGTAAATTTTGTCAAAGAAAAAGTTGGAATGATAGATATCCTTTTTATAGATGGAGATCATTCTAAAGGAGGAGTTATTACAGATTACTTAAACTATTCGCCTCTAGTTAGAAAAGGAGGATATTTAATTTTTGATGATTATCTAGATTCTTTGCATAGTCCAGAAGTTAAAGTGGTAGTAGATGAAATGCTACAATCTGGAGAATTTAAAAATTATGATATTATAGGATCTTTAAAATATGATATTTTGTATGATTTTAGTGATATGGAGAGTAGTAATTTATTTATATTGAAGAAGAAATGAAGAGTAAAGTCCTAATACTTGGATCAACCGGACTGGTAGGTTCTAATCTCTTGAAAAAATATGGAGAGAAATATCCAGGATCTAATATTTTTTCACCAAGAAGCTTTGAGGTTAATCTTTGTGATTGGAGAAAAACCACAGAATATATTTTTTCCATTAAGCCAGATTTGGTATTTCTTTGTGCAGCTAAGGTTGGCGGAATTAAAGCCAACAACGACTATAAGGCAGATTTTATCACAGAGAATCTTAAGATCCAAACCAATGTGATAGAAGCTTGTCATCTTTCTGGTGTTAAGAAGCTAGTTTTTTTAGGATCGTCTTGTATTTACCCAAAGGAGTGTCCACAACCAATTAAAGAGGAATACCTTTTAACTGGTCCATTAGAACTGACCAATGATGCTTATGCTGTTGCTAAAATAGCAGGAATCAAAATGTGTCAATCCTATAATCAACAGTACGGAAGCGATTTTATTTCAGTTATGCCTTCTAATCTTTATGGTCCAGGAGACAATTTTGATCTAAATAGTAGTCACGTGCTTCCTGCACTAATCAGAAAATTTCACGAGGCCAAAATTTTAGGATCTTCTTCAGTTGAGATCTGGGGAACAGGAAGACCAAGAAGAGAATTCTTGCATGTTGAAGATTTAGCAGAAGCATTAATTTTTCTTTCTGAAAATTACACTGGGCCAGAGATCATTAATGTCGGAACAGGTGAGGATCTGACGATTTTAGAATTGGCAAAGATGATCAAATCTGTAGTTAATTATAAAGGAGAGATCGTTTTTAATTCCTCTTATCCAGACGGTACAATGAGAAAGGTATTAGACGTTTCAAAGATTGAAAATATGGGCTGGTCCCCAAAAATTTCTCTCCGAGAAGGAATTAAAACCACTTATGAGTTCTATAAAGAGAGATATGAAAATAGCAATAATTACAGGAATTAATGGACAAGACGGCAGCTATTTAGCCGAGCTTCTCTTAGAAAAGGGGTACGAGGTACACGGAACTATAAGAAGAACCTCCTCCTTTAATACCAAAAGAATTGATCACCTAAGGGAACATCCTAGGTTTAAATGGCATTATGCTGATATCACAGACCCTGTTTCTATTAGTAACCTGGTTTCTGATCTTCAGCCCGACGAATTTTACAATTTAGCTGCACAGAGTCACGTCAAGATCTCTTTTGAAATACCTTATTATACTGGTCAAGTGGATGCTATTGGCACATTAAATGTCCTAGAAGCAATTAGAACACATTCTCCGAAAACCAAACTCTATCAAGCATCTACCTCAGAGCTTTATGGTAAAGTACAAGAAATTCCACAGAATGAGAAAACTCCTTTTTATCCAAGATCTCCATATGGGGTTGCTAAGCTTTATGGATTTTGGATAATTAAAAACTATAGAGAAGCATATAATCTGTTTGCTTGTAACGGTATTCTTTTCAATCATACATCTCCAAGAAGGGGTGAGAATTTTGTTGAGAAGAAGATAGTAGATTCACTAGTTGATATTATTTACAACAAGAAGATAAAATCGTTTTCTTTAGGTAACCTCAACTCTCAGAGAGATATTGGACACGCCAAAGAATACGTTGAAGGAATGTGGAGGATACTTCAACAGGAAACCCCTGATGACTTTGTTCTTTCTACTGGAATTACCTATACTATTAGATCTATTGTTGAAATGACTGCTTCTATTTTAGGTGTACATATAGTATGGGATGGTGAAGGATTAAACGAGGTGGGAAAAAATAAAGAAACAGGGGAAGTTATTGTTACGATTGATGAAAAATATTTTAGACCCTCAGAGGTTGATCTATTAATGGGGGATCCAGAAAAAGCTGAGTCTATATTAGGATGGAAAGCTAATATGGGACTTCATGAGATATTGGATGAGATGGTTAGATCTAAAATAAGTGAAAATGTACATTGAGTTACTTCTTAAAGAGATACACTATATTTCTAAAATTCCATTAGATAAGATTGAATTTTTCGTAGAGCTTTTGCATTCGGTCATTTCTAAAAATAGCAGAATAATTTGTTCTGGTATGGGAAAAGCCGGTCAGATAGCACACACATTTTCCACTACGTTAAGCTCTACCGGTACACCTTCTTACTTTTTACATCCATCAGAATCACAGCATGGGGATCTAGGTATTATCTGTCCAGATGATATTCTTATAGTATTTTCAAATTCGGGAAAAACTAGAGAGGTGCTAGAATTGATTAATTTATCTAAAAATCTTCATCCTGATTTAAGAATACTTTGTATATTTGGAGAATCTAACGATGAGGTAGAGTCTAAAACTTCTTTGGTTCTACAATTTGGTCCAGTTGAAGAAATATGCCCTTTGGGATTAACACCAACAACCTCAACAACTTGTATGTCTGTTATATGTGATTTGATAGTTGTTGGTCTAATGAATAAAAGTAATTTTACTAAAGAAGAATATGCAAAAAGACACCATGGTGGATATTTGGGGGAAAAATCGAAATCATAAAGAGAATATGTCACAGTCGCCAAAAGCTGATATTGTTATTATAAGCTATTCCAAAGATGAATTCTGTCGAAAGACAACAGAGGAATGTTTAAGGTCTTTACTCCTTTCTGAAAAGGATTCGGAAACCCTTTTTAATGTGATCGTGATAGAATCACAAGAAGGTGTTTCGTGGGCCGAAATTTTTCCAAACGTTAAAACACATTTTGCACCCCTTCCATATGGTTATCACAAATTCTTAAACTATGGGAGAAAAAAAGGAGTCTCTGAATGGGTAGCTTTATGTAATAATGATCTTTTATTTTCCCCACGGTGGTTCACAAAAATACTAAAGGCCAGTGAGGAAAACCCAGATTGTCTTTCCTTTTCCCCCCTTTGTCCATTAACACAGACACAATACGGGATTAATCCGAATACGGGCTTTCATAAAGGACACGGGATAAGAAGAGAAATTTCCGGTTGGTGCATAGTACAAAAGAGAGAGATCTATGATAAGATAGGAGACCTTGATGAAAGATTTTTCCATTGGTTCTGTGATAATGACTATGCTATGACCTTACAATCATTAGATCTCGAACATATTCTTGTGAGCGAGTCTATCGTGTTACATCACGAAAAAAACATAGGAAAAACAACAGAAAGGGTGGTGGAAACAAAAGAGGAAATGGATAAATTAACTACTGGATCACAGCCAATCTTTCAAGAAAAATGGAAAAATTATTTAAAATGAAAAGATACGATATTATTAACAAAATTATAGTCTCTAAGGGTTATAAAAATTATTTAGAGATAGGGGTCAGGGGCGGAGAATGTTTTCAGAAGATTGCCTGTGAAAATAAATTAGGAGTGGACCCAGTAAAGATTAGCGAATCTACAACTCATGAAATGTCTTCTGATGATTTTTTTGCTTCTCTAAACGAAGACACTAAATTTGATTGTGTTTTTATAGATGGGTTACACCTAGATGAACAGGTCTATCGGGACATAGAAAACTCTTTAAAATTTTTAAGTGAGGATGGGGTTATTTTACTACACGATTGTAATCCTCCTACAAAATTTCATGCAGGAGAGACTCCTGTATATGGCCCGCCAGCTAATGGTGACTGGAACGGGACGGTTTATTTAGCCCTGATAAAATTAAGGCTTTATAAGGCAGATCTTTGTCTAACCACCATAGATACAGATTGGGGAGTAGGTATAATTAGGAAATCTCCCTCGGAAACACTTGATGTTTTTCCGAACGATGCTCTTAATTGGGATTTCTTCAAAGAAAATAAAAAACAAATTCTTAATCTTATCGCCGTAGAAGAATTCGACCGAGATTTTAATTTTATATTGGGATTGAAATAATTTCTACTTTTTATCTATAAATATAAATTATGATCACAAAAGGACAAAAAATAATATGCTCTAATCCTAAAGGAACTTCTGCGGTGGAATTAAAGTTTCACAGTGATCCAGTTTTGGATAATATAGTGATTGTAAATAGCCTTAAGAGTAAAAAATACAATGACACGTGGATAATACGAGAAGATATAGAGTCGTGGATTTCTAAACTTAGACAGGAAGGCTACACAGAAATAAAAATAGAAGAAGATGTGGAACCTTCTCAGAAAAATAAGAAGAAATAAAAAAATGGATAATTTTCAAACCGAAATAGATTTAGAACAACTCGATTCGGAATTAAAATATTTCGTATACAAGTGGACTAAAGGAGAAAACTCAGGCACTGTTTGTGAATATGATAAGGTTTTTAAAGAACCCACAACAGGAACGATCTGGATTAATTTTAAAGACGGATCTAGGATAAATTACATTCTTTTAGATGAATTTATGCTTAGGCTGGAACCTTCCCAGTTGCAACAAAATAAGGCTTTGCCCGCATCTCCTGTTTATAATACTCCTACAAGTCCCGGTAGAAACGTCATGTTATCGGAAGAAACGAGATCCATTCAATATACGGAATCTAATCCCATTGTTTCCCTACTGGAAAAGCAAAAACCAAACTGGATAGAAGTTGGGATAAAATTAAAGCTTAATCTTCCAACTAAAAGCTTGTATAGTGTCCTTAGCGGTTCTTTTGATGACGCAGAAGAGGAAATTATAGAGTTTGTTGTTAAAGATCTTGATATTGAGTTGGTTAAGCAGAGCTTGCGTAATCAAATTAAAGAGATATATAAGGGTGATGGAACCATTAGAAAAACGAGAGGAAACATCTCTACACAAGAAGAAGAATATTGAGGTTGTTGAAATCGACAACAGACTATTCGTTAAGCAAATTAATCCAGGAGTTATTATTCTTCCGTATACCCAAGATGATGAAAAAATTCCTATTGAGATAGGAATATTGAACGAGATTTCAGATTCTAGAGCAGGAGGCATGACAAAAACATTAATTACTGGAACCCCTGATGATGACGACGATAACATTTTTCAGACTGCGGTTAGAGAATTAAAAGAAGAATCTGGGTTCGAAGTAACTGATCTTAAAAGATGGAAGTTCTTGGGAACTATTTATACTTCTAAATTAGTTGTTAATCCTAATCCATGTTTTGCAGTTAATATCACTTCGCTTGTTGCAAACGAAAAAGAAACAGACGGGTCACAAGACGAAGAAGATTCAAAATTTGAACTGATAAGTGTTTCTGAAGCATTAGAAATAGACGATGCTTTAGTTTCTGCTCTTTTCATTAAATGTTTCAAAGATTTATTTATCAAAAAAACAGAACAAAATGAGATTGCCTAATAGAAAAGAAAGAAGAAAGCTTGTAAAAGAAATGGGCTTAACTAAGGGAAAAACCAAAAAAGAAAAAGAGGAGATCTCCCATAGAGCTAAAGCAGTTGGAAACTTAATTAGATTAAGAAATTTAACTGAACAGAGAAACACGAGTAAAAAATCTAAGGAACAGGAGACTTGAAGGTTTTTTTAGTTGAAAAAATAGAAAGAATTAAAGAAGAAGATCTTTGTCCTAAAGATCCTATTAACATAGATGTGAATTCTTGGTTTAAAACCCACGGACTCACGCCAGGTGAGATGAATGGTGTAAGGCAATTCATTTTTGAGGACTGGATCACAAAAAAGGTGTCTTCTATCAAATTAAAAGAAGGGAACGAAACATTTGTTGTTATTGTTTATGAATCACCAAGCCCACATTTTTTATCATTTATCAAAGAGAAATTTTTAGAAGTTTTTGGACATGACTTTTATGATATAGTTTTAGTTGAGAATAAAAACTAAAATATATATAAGAGAGTATGCCAAATGATTTACAAAATAGCCAAGGTGCTGTATCAGGAATTATTCTAGACTCTGACATCCAGAGGTTTGCTGGCGGTATTTTTGCAAATGAAGCCGATAAGACCTATGCCACTTTCGAGGAGAGCGAATTAAAAGCACTCCCTAAAAGTTTATTTTATGATGGTGCAACATCCAGAGGACCTTATGAGGGCCTCTTTGCCTATTATGTTTTAGGTAAAAGTTCAGGAGGATCGGTTAAATACGCTCTTTCTGACAAACCAGAATATGTTTCAAAAATAACCTCAAAAGAATCTAGAAATCCCACTGCTCAACAAATTATTTCTAGCGTTACTGCTTTGGGATCAACAGGGATACCAGCCTATGCGGATCCTTCTAGTCCTTATCGGGGGCAATTGTACAACGTTAAAGATTTTATTTTTTGCAAGCACTATGGGGTCATTCCTAATAACAGAATGATAACATTAAGGAGATTTCCTTCCCCCACGTTGGATTCCTTAAGGACTATATCTCCCAGTGGAGCAAAGTATGATTATGTCATTGAAAATGGACAGATTGCAACAAAACCTGTTAATCAGGGGGACATTGGAAAATTATTAGATCCTACTGGTGAATATAATTCAGTTCTACCTGTTGCTCAAGCGGTAACCTATTTTGGTGATGGAACAGGTAATAGTTTGAATACTATCCTTGGTATAAATACAGGGTTAAATTTTAGTTATGAAGGGCAAACCCCAATGAAAAATGAAAAAACTGGGGATCCTGGACTCATGAATTCTCCTTTTGGTGATTTGATAAAAAGTTATTTAGCAACAGGGACCACACAGATTAATCCTGATACGATAGATAATTTAGCAGGTGCTATAGTTAATCCACAGAAAAACCTGAATGCTTTAAAAAGAATGTACCTCGATGCCGCTACGACAGGGGATGGACCACTTTCAAAAAAGATTTTTGTAAACGTTAATACAGTAGACCAGGTTTTAACTAGAAAGCAAGGATTTAATGGAGGTACAGAAACATTTACTCTCAACTTTGATTATAACCTAACCTCTGTTGGTGATATGAATTCTAAACTTCTCTTTTTGGATTTGATGACCAACTTACTTTCATTAGGTTCAGATTACGGAACTTTTCTGACACCTGAACTTAGATTGGAACAGAGCAATGTCGGTATAGGATTTCCTGGAGGAGCCGCTGGATATGCACAATCAATCACAGATCCAGTTCAATTCATTCAAAACCAGGTAACTGGTATGCTTTCTGGAGCAAATGTTCAAAAAATATTAGATGCAGAAAAAAATCTAAAAGCCGATATAGAAGGAGCCGTACAGGAGCTAAAAAACTTTGTTAATGATCCAGATAAAGGTATAAATAGAGATAGTAAATTGTACAAATCCCTGACTGTTTTGATGACAGATGTCTTCCTAAAACAGATTTATTTTCAGCCGATTATGCTATCTGGATATCCTACAGGATCTTGGCATGTTGTGGTGGGAAACCCTTTGAACCCTATAGCAATGATGGGGAATTTAGTTTGTACCGGGATTAAGATAACTTTAGGAGAAGATTTAGGTCCCGACGATTTTCCAACAACAATGCAGGCTCAGTTCACTCTCCAACCCGGAAGACAAAGACACAGAGGAGACTGGGAATCTATTTTTAATAGAGGCAACGGAAGATTATATCTTGGACAATTGGTGGAAGCTGGAGAATCCACTAATGCTTGGATCAACACTTCTGGAATACAGGTTAATGCAATCCAAAATAATCAAGGTGTATTACCCACAATAGGACAAAACATTTCAACAACGGAAGGTAATACACCACCACAGGGAACCAGTTAATTATGTTAGCAATAGATGTCATAGAAAGCAAACCCTATTTCGTAAATCCAAAAACGAGACAGCAATATTTAGATTTAACTGTGGCCTCTTGGGACACAAGAAGAATACAATATCAGTTAAAAAATATTGCTATTGTGACTGAGGAGACTGAAGGGAGACCGGATCTTTTAGGTATGCTTTATTCAGGGGATCAAGGAAAGATGGGTACAATTTTAAAACTTAATAATATTTCAAATCCGTTAAGTTTAAAAATAAATGAACTTTTACTTATTCCCAGTGATAAAATGACAAAGGATCTTTTTAAATCAGGACAAAAACTAACAGATCAAAAACAAAAGGCCAAAACTTTTAGAAAAGAACTACAGGAAAAAATATCACAGGTGAGTGCAGATAGACTAGAATACTTAAATGCTAGAAACATTTCTAATATATCCGAAGCACCTCTTCCACCTAACCTTTTACAGGAAGGAGAACAACAAATTCTAGTAGAGGATGGAAAATTAATTTTTGGACCTAATATAGGTCAATGTAGAAATAAACCAAGAAGGAACGTTTCGGTTACTGACATAAAAACAAAATTAGCACAAAAGAACATTTTTAGAAGATAAGTCATGGCAGAATTTAATCTTAGAAAAGCAATACTTCAATATAGAAATCCTGACATTCAGTTGGACGAACTTTCTGCGATCGATACTTCTGTACAAAAGGGCGATTCTAAAGTCACTGACGAACAATCAAACAACATCCAAAAGAAATATTACGGGATGTTGGAACCAGTGATTAAGGTTAATAATACTGTTGTTTCTGGATTAACATATTTTCAATTAAATTTAACTGAGTTTAAACCCACCTTAATATTTAGGTTTAATACCATCGACGAAAGGTTCATTTACACATCTTTTCCTAAAGATGGCGATATTGCTTCTATTTATATCAGGGCTTTCGGGGAGATGTTTAAACCCATAAGGATGGATTTTATAATAACTGGAGTTATATCCCCCTTTTCTAAAGGTGTTATGACACAGCAGCCGTATGATTTAGATTCTTCCTCCGGTGAATATCAAACATATACGATATTTGGTGAGGTTAGAATCCCTAAATTGTATAAGCACATTTCTAAGGTTTATGAAGGAACTAGTTCAGAAACACTACTTAAAATAGCAGAAGAACTGGGATTAGGATTCGCTGCTAACGAGGTTAAAACAGTAGACCGAATGAAATGGATTTCTCCTAATATTGATTACGAAACACTAATAAAACAAATTGTTAATTCCTCTTGGTTGGGTGAGGAAGATTATTTTGATTGTTGGATAGACCAATATTACAACATTAATTTTGTTAACCTTAAAAAACAGTTTGATGAGCAGAATGATGTGATAGAAACTATGAGAGTTGCTTATGGACCAGACGAGTTTCCTGATGTTGCTCCTGGTGCAGACACTCTAGAAGTTGAATTTCCTTTAGTCTTAACTAATGCAACCAATGTCTCTAAATCACCCTTATTTATTACCGCTATTTCATTAGAAAATAATGCGGGAAAGATTAATAACGAATTTGGATATTTTCAAACATTACAATTTTACGACGATACTCTTAAATCAGATAAACCTAAAAATAAATTTGTAGCTTATAATCTTGAAGCAGTTACCAATAAAAATCTTGGATCTAGGGACGTATTAAATAAGGGAAGGCTAGGAGAGGATATTTATAAAGAGGAGATCAAAAAAACATATGTAGGAACAGTATATTTCGATAATGTTCACGCTAACTTTCAACAGGCACAGGTTCAAAATATATTAAATAGAAGTGACAGCTATAAAATTCTTTTAAAGGTTAGAAATAGAAAATGGACTCCTTTTTTATACAGGGGTCAAAATTTCCCTGTTACAATTTTTCATTTTTCTAGTAACACTATTTCAGGAGATTCTAAATACACCGCAGCTAAAGGTGAGGAAACATCTTTGGCTAATTCACCCGATCAAAAAACACCAAATATATTTCTTTCTGGAAATTATGTTGTCTTGGGGTTCTCTATAGAGTATAATAATAAAGACGGAATGTATCAATCTTTATTGTTAGGCAAGAAACAATGGGCACTTAACCCTGGGCTTTCTTCCGATCCTGAAACACTTAACCCTAGAGTTGATGATCCTAACTTCAATGATCTTGTTGCTAATGCTTCATCAGAAGTTACAGATTCACTAGGGCAAATAAAGAACGATATATTTGGAAATTAATAAAAAAGAATGGCAGATTTTATATCAGATTTTGGAGGCGGACTTAGGAATAGATTAATCCCTACTGGAGATGCACTACAGAGAAAAATAGATTTTCAGAGGGATAAGTTTCTAAAGGGAATATCGACCACAAAGCACGGGAAAAAAGAAGATCCCACATACCTTTATTTTAAATTTATTTTTGATTTTGGTGACACTTCTTCTCTTGACGAAGAGGGTACTTTTTTACCTATTTCTCCACTTTTTAGGAGATCTTCTGATGGATCACTCACAGAATCAGATTACGAAGCAGCATTTTCTAAAAGAGTTCAAGAGCAAGTCGCTTCGAATCAGGCCGGTCCTACAGGAGGAATTCCAAACCCAACAACAGTACAACAACTTACTGATCCTGCCTCAGCGGGAGGATTTGGTACCGACACTGATTTTTTCTACGGAAGTAAGTTCAAATTAAATGGAATGATTAATACTGGTGCTTTTCCTGTGCACCAACCTTTAGCTTATGTCGGGGCACAAGAGTTTTTAAAAAGAAGATCAGATAAAAGATCCCAGATGATAGAGGCTTTTAAAAATGGATTGGATCACATCAATAGAAATTGCCCATATTATTTTCAAAGCCTTTCTGGATTGGAAACACTTTTAAAGGTTGATATACAAAACTATCACAAAAAAGGAAGCGCACCAAGAAGAGCAGGTACATTAACTATAGATTGTTTAGAATCTATTGACATGAGACTTTCTGCTATTGCAGAACTTTATAGAAAAGCTATTTATGATTATACACATCATAGGATAATGCTTCCCGAAAACCTCCGAAAATTTAGAATGTATTTGGTTATTACCGAAATACGAAATATACAATTAACTTATGGAATTAATGATATTTTAAATCCTTTTTCTATAGGATCTGTTGCACAAGCTGCTAACTTTTTAGATAGTTTTAATAGTCAAACTGGATTACTAGACGAAGCAGCGGGTCTTTTACAAAAATCAACAAATTCTCAAAATATAGGAGCAGATAAGGTGGGATCTTATGATATGATGCCTTATGCCTGGATTTATAAACTTGACCAATGCGAATTTGATTTTGACGAGACGTACCCTTCTTTTGGAACTATTGATAACAAGGGGGGACAACAAGTTTCAACTAAATTTAAAATTCATGTAGGAAGAGTAAAAGATTATAAAATACAATTTAACCAATTGGCAGATACTGTTAAGAAGGATAACAATATTCAACAAATGGTTTTAGCTGATATTTGGGGAGGACCAAACTCTCCGTACAATTCTTTAGATTATGTTTCCACACAAGGTCTGAAATTTCCTACTGAGGGAGCTGATTCTGCAGGATTTTTTGCACAATTAGCTTCTGATTTTATTACTAACACCGTTGCAGATTTAAAAAATCAGGGTGTGTCTATAGTAGAGGGAGAGTTACTAGGAAACATCTATGGATTCCAACTTTCAAATCTCCAGCAAGGAGCACAGAGTGTTCAAGGTCTATCTGGATTAATTAACGGAGGAGCCCCTACACCTTTTAGTGATACCAGGCCACAGACTCAGGGATTAGGAGGACCAGGAGAAAGAGCATATCCTGCGATAAATGACGATGTTTATTTAGGTGTACCAGAACCCACTCCAGAAAACTTAGGTAACGTATTACCAGGTTCAGGTCAACCCGGAACACCAACTGCTACAGACGTTTATGGAAACGTTCCTGGTTCGGATCTTGGTTTACCTGATAGAACATATCCTGTTAACAATGATGACCAATACGGAAACACTCCCGGATCGGATCTTGGAGTTCCTGGAAGAGTTTATCCTCCCCCTGGGGGAGATCAATATCAGGATGTTCCTGGTACAGATTTAGGTCTACCTAATAGAATTTACCCTTCTAATAATGACGATCAATACAACAATGTTCCTGGAGCAGAGTTGGGGGTTCCAGGAAGGGTTTATCCTCCACCCGGAGGGGACCAATATGCTGATGTTCCGGGGGCAGATTTAGGCCTACCTAATAGAACTTACCCTGTTAATAATGATGATCAATATCCAGATGTTCCTGGAGCAGAGTTGGGGGTTCCAGGAAGGGTTTATCCTAGTCTAAATGACGACCAATATCCAGATGTTCCCGGGGCAGATTTAGGCCTACCTAATAGAACTTATCCTGGTAATAATGATGATCAATATCCAGATGTTCCTGGAGCAGAACTCGGAGCTCCTAATAGAATTTATTCAGATCCTTCAGTAGATTTATATCCAACTTCTTCTGGACCAGATCTTGGACTTCCTGCTAGACAGTATACTGGTGCACAGGGAGACGAATATCCAGGGGTACCAGGTTTAGATCTAGGGGTTCTTGGAAGAGTTTATAATGAACCCAATGAAGACGTCTACCCAACATCTGAAGGATCCGATCTAGGTTTACCAGACAGAGAATACAAAAATCCAGGCGGCGATGAATACCCCGGAGTTCCCGGAGAAGATCTTGGTCTGGTTGGTAGGGTTTATGATGAACCCGTAGAAGATATCTATCAAACATCGGATGGACCAGATTTGGGTCTTCCCTCCAGAGTTTATCCCTCGATAAATTCAGACGAATACCAAACAACAACGAGTAACGACGTTCTAAGAATCGGAAGAGTCTATCCAAACACCAATTCACAAGAAACTTCTCAGAATGATAATCTATAAAAATATTGGATATGACTGTAGTAAATTCGAAAAGATTAAAAGAATCTAATGCTGAAATCACACACTATTTGGGTGTGGTTGTAGATAATAAAGACCCCGAATTTAGGGGAAGAGCCAAGGTTAAAGTTTTTGGGTTATTTGATGATATTCCAGATGCTGATTTACCATGGGCATACCAAAGATTTGATATGTCTTTTGGTCTGGGCGGAGGATCTGGTAGAATGTCAGTTCCCAAACTCGGATCTGTAGTTCATGTTCAATTTAATAATGGTAATTATTATAGTCCGGAGTATAAAGCAGTTCAAGAGCTTTCACCGGATTTAATAGACGAGATATCAAGAAGTTATGATGGAGCTCATTCTCTGATTTATGATGGTATAGAACAGTTAAAAATATACTATACTGTTGAAAAGGGTCTTGTGATCGATCTAAAAGAATCTAAGATCATTATAAGAAACGATAATTCTATTCTAATCACCCACGCAGACGAAACTTCCTCTATAGAATTAAAGGGAGGAAAAATAACTAAATATGCAGACCAAGAAATAGAAAACACTGCTATAACTAGGATCAAGAATTCATCTGAGGAAGTTTGGATGGATGGAAAAACCACTAATCTGGGACATTCACCCCTCTTTTCTGCTGTTTGTGCTGAACCTCTCTGGGACTTTTTAAAAAAATTAGCAATAGCTGTAGATACAAAACTTCCTTCCACTCCAGGGGTTATGTCGACTCTGGCTTCTAGTTTTGAGCAATTAGCCACGAGTCAAACTGTTAGGGTAACAAGAGAGAACTTCCCCGAAGTGCCTAGTGTTCCTGCAGAAAATAACTTTCCGGTCTCTTTAGGACCTACTGGAGCAACTGGAGGTTAAATATGGCAGATAATTTTGAAAGCAGAATAGACAAACTCCTTAGTGTAGATCCGACAGAGCTGACGTCAGATTTTGTAATTAAGACGATAGCACCGGATATAGATCTCAACAAGCCTTATGTGGATCCTCAAAGTAAAGAGGGGGCAGAAAAAATACAATCCGACCTAAAAAAAGAGGTAGACAATCTTTTTTCTAGTTTACAACCAAAACCTCTTTCTATATCTGCTTCTAGGGTTGATGAATTAGCTTGTTTGTGTGAGGGAGATTCTTTATATGCTTTGATCCTATTGGAGATAACAAAAGTTAAAAAACCATCTATTTACGAAAAAGCCATTAGAGAAGGGGTTGATAAACCAAGAAACATAAACCCCGAAGATATTGGAATAAAAACTAATATCATCGAAAGAAAAAATTGCCCAGCTTCTAAGGAGGTAATAGAATTTTTAGAAGCTAATGATCCATCTTTCTTGTTAGAAATTAATGAAGAAATTTTTGATAACTTAGATCCTTTAGTTCTTGGAAAACCCAGCAACTCTTCAGTTAAGAAAAAAAGGAGCTTAAATATTCTGGGATTTCCTCTTCCTCTTGAGGTTATAATGGCAGGCACAACACCTGTTTATTTTAAATTGGATAGTCAAAAGAAAACAAATCAGGAGGCTATCAATAAGATCAATGAGATAATACAGAAAGCTAATCAAAATTCTAAAGGGTGTGATACTGAAAAAGAAAATTCAGATCTAGTAGATAGGAACTTAACTTCTAGAATAGAAGATTATGATGCTAACTTTTTTCCTGACGGAGATGATCCTGCAATAGATCCTGACTGTTTTATTGGGTATGCAGAAGATCCTGTTACTGGTGATGTCATTCAAACTTCTGCTGATGTTTTAGAAACATTTGATGATTTTTGTGATCCTCCACCTTTTGATTTTTCCGGTCTTAATCCAAACGAACCTGACCCAGAGCCTGCTCAAATTGATCCTAGTACTATACAGGCTTGTTTAGATTCTGCTTTAGATAAAGTCAACGAGATCCAAAAATCCACTCAGGAATTAGGGAGATGGCAAAAAATAGAAATGGACCTGCAGGAAATACTTTATCATATAGATATTATTCATGATTTTCAAAAGGATCTAGTTGATTTTTGGAGACAAAGGATAGGTGTTCCCCAAGAAGGACAGGAAAAACCTGTTGATCTAGTTTTTCAAATATTACTCTATAACGACCTGATATTAAATAAAGGGCAAGAAATACAAAAACAAAAACTAGATCTAAAAAATTCACAGAACATTTTCGTCCAGAATAATCCTATTTTTAATAGCGATCTTTTTAGCATATCTTTAACAGACACTGAATTTTCTGGAACACAACTTCTAGATTTTTTCACACAATCCACGAACGGAAACAATAGTTTTATTAATATCAACCAAGAAAATAACACATATCCCATAAATGAGGCTATAAGTTTATTTACTGAAAAAATAGAGGAGATTAGGTATATTCTAATAAAAAATAACTTTATAAATTTATTAGAAGAAGACCTCGAAGATCTTTTTTCTGTTAGACAATCTTATATTGAGTCCCTGGCTCAAAAAAAGGGAATTCAACCAGAAGAGATAGATCCAGAAAATCTAAATCCTCTTTTTGCTGGATTCAATCCGACGTTTAGCCTTTACCTACTTGCGGTACAGAGGGTATTTGAAGTTGCTCCTCTCCCTATCGGACTCCAGATCGGACAAGATGGAAGGGGATTTGAATTTATAAAAAAAGTCAAAGATTTTTCTGCTAGGTTCACCGACATTTCAGTGGATTTCACAACAGGGCTTTTAAAATTTACATTTGCTTATCCTGCAGATTTTGGATTTCCCTTACCTTATAAGCTAGTTGAAAAACCAGCAAAGCTTTCTATTACTGGGGAATCCACTAATCCTATAGAGCAAGTTCTTGAGCCCGATATTGAAAAAATCAGAATAGGAAATGAATATGGGGCTAATGGCGGTCTTTTAATAGGTTACCCATCAGATTATCTTACACCAGTACCTAATTTTTATGATTTTGTAAATATTAGAACAGGTCAAGACGATGTTACAGATTTTTATTCTTTTATTGAAAGAGTTATCAACACATCAGATTCTAAGCAGGATATAATAAATGAAATGGTTTCTTCCCATGGCGTCTTGTACGGGCAACTCATAGAGAAATCAGCTTCAACTTGGTTATTTTTTAATCCAACAGAAAGAGGTGACAACGATGCCAGAGATCCTAGTAAATTAAGACCATCTAGCTATATTGGAGACGGAGAACCCAACCAACAATTTAGAGACTTCTGGGGAAATTTTAAACCTAAGTGGAGTGAAAAGTATAACCAAAATAAGCAGAGTTTTGTAGATCCTGCTATCAGAGACATAAAGGAACAATCAAAAAATGCTGCACAAGGATTAGCCGAAACTCTACCTATTTTTGACGAGGTTACTGTCTCTATATTTGATTCATATTTTGAAATTAAAAGGAGAAAAGATCAAATAGAGGAGTTACTTCTTATTGCAGCTCAGAAGAGAGAAGAAAAAGAAGAAGAGACCTCAGGAGAGTCAGTTAGAACTAAATTTCAAAGTTGTAATTGTGGAGGAGAAGGAGAAATATCAGATCAGGAAAATTGCCCACCTGCTTGTTGTGGAGATGCTGGATCTGATTTTAATTTTGGTGATTTTTTAACTTCGCTCCCTCCTGCTTCAGATTGTCCTACGATTTATCAAACTTGCTGGTGGAAAAAATTCTGTGAACATGCTACGACAGTTGGATTATTACCTTATCCTAACGGAATACCACCAATAGAGGATCCTTCATTTTTTCTTGCTCAAGGTCCTTCTGTTCGTTTTGGTTTAAAATATTGGCCAGTTGGCTATCTTCCACCTGCTTTTATTCCTATACCTATTCCGAATCCTATTGATGGACAACCTTATATTAGGATTCCTCTTCCTATGATCTGGAATGTTATTCCTCCTATAATATTGCCTTTACCGTTAGGATTAGGAATGATAGTTATTTTTATTCCTCTCATAGGAGGATTTATGCCTACTCCTCTCGTGTATCTTAAAGAATTTATCACAGGAAGCTCTTTATTTTTAACGGGAATTAGAGGACCAAGATTTATTCCAAGAAGATCAGATCCACCCCTCCCCGATCCTCTGGAACAAATTAAACAGGCACTAACTTTTGGAATCCCGGATAAACTAATCCCGTTACCTAACTTTGGATTAGATGATATAGATTCACCAGAAAGAATTCTTAGCGATCTTCAAACAAATTTTACCAAGATATTTGATAGTGTTCCTGCCCCAGGAAATATGAATGCTATAAGGAATTTACAGGACAGGGAGATAGCTTTAAAAGCAGAGATAGATGGTAAAATTAAAGATTATCAAAAACAGGCAGCTCTTTTGGATGTTCCAGAGCCGGATGTAAATGCACAAAAAGAAGCTCTTAGAGGCTTAATACAGGAAAGAAAAAATGCTCTAATCACAACGATTAAGGATTATATAGAAACGGGTATACCTGAGCCAAAATCTATAGTTTTTCCTAAGGACAAAGATAAACTAAAAACTGATATCCCTGGTATTGTCAAATCTTTCTTGGATCTCAAAGACATGAAGGCTAGTTTTGTTCCTTTAAAGTGCCCTGAATATGTTAACATAAAGGAGGAAATTAAAGAGATTCTAAAACTTCTAAAAATTCCTACGCCTTCGCAATATTCTTCTGAAAATTCTGAATTATCAAATCAAAGTAAAATTTTCCTTCGTGTGAATAAAGATCCACGTAGTATGAACGGGGTGGAGTTCGGCGAATTGGTAGACGGGATAAGATCCACTTCTCTGGTTATAACTCATATCCTTATGAGGGGGAACAAATTTTCCGTGTTGGAAAAAATAAAAGGTGGGTCATTTTCATCACTCTCGTTTTGCGATTACGGAGGGACATTTTCATTTCCACCACTAAGCATTACCAATTCTGCTCCTTCCCCTTTAGATCTTCCCAAGGTTTCCAATCCTATAATCGAAGAGATTTATCTAAGACTTATGGACGGAATGTCTTCAGCACAATATACTCCACAAGATTTTGCTAGATATGTGAGATATGATGGAGAAACCCCACAAATGGTTATTAGGGTTAAGGACCTCAAAAAATTAATCTCTAAAAAACTGGGTTTATCGAGAAGGGGTCCATTCGAGCTAGAAAGACCACTGGATTTAGAAGAACCACTAATTTCTAGATTTCCCCATCCAGAAGGTCCTTTGTGCTGTCTAGAATCTCTAAGCGGCGGGTTTGGTAATGCTATTTCAGCTTTTGAGCTGACCACATTATTTCCTCCTAAACAAGACCAACTTTCTCAGAGTCCTGGTTTAGGTGGAATACCACAAATAACTATACCCGGTTCAGTGATAAAGGGTTTTGTTAAAGAAGCAGTGGGAACTGTTTTAAATGGTGGAATTTTAGAACAATTAATGCCAGAGATCAATGACATTGATTCACCAAAATTCATCAATCTACAGCCACAGGATATACAGAAAATGGCCAGGAATTTAGTCAGAGATACACTTAACCCAGAAGGTGCTATTCCACCATTTTTAGAACTTACCCAGGTTCCCGTTTTGCCCTTGGCCAGGCCAACCGATATGGTAGAGCAAGTTTCTGTTGGATTAGGGGTTCCTCCTATAGCAAGGTTACCACAGAGTCTTTTGTGGCAATATTTATTGGGATCCCCAAAAAGTCCCCTTCCGGAAGAAATAATCCAGCCGGTTGTCAAATTGGCTTCCTCCCTCCTTTCTAATGTTCCGTGGCCAATAGCTGTTCTTTTGGGAAGAAATGTAATTAATTTAATTAACCCACTGCGTCTCAGAGATGACCACCCAGCATGGAGAAGAATGAGTTTAAATAATACACTCTATGTGGTCTATTTAGATGAATTTTTAAGATCTGCTGCAGATGTCTCTGGCCTCTTTAAATTCTTCTTTGGTGCTGCTGATCCTGTTTATCCATTACCAGAGCTTCCTGATGAACTACAAAAAGCTTTTAGCATCAAAAAAATATAATAAAATTGGAAATCTTTCCACAATCTTTGGATACAAAATAAGTAAAACTCTACAAAAATGAAAAAAGGAAAATACAGTTGTTACGATTACGAACAAGCAGAGAGAGAAACTCTTGAAAAATTTTATTCAGACTCTCTTCCTGAAGAATTTGGCGCTTCTTGGTTCAAAGGAAAAGATCTACAGGATAATTCCTCTACTAAGGTTAGAATAACAATCCACAACAAAGAAAACGGAACACTAATTGGGGAAACTCTCTTTGGACAGTCAATCGTTATCAATCTTAAAAAAGAGGAAAAGAGCCTTAGAAAAATGGGATACCCCAATATCCAAGCTGAGATAGGAGATCTTATTGATGTGGTTGTGTATAAGGATGTCACTGGATCTTTTAATGGATCTCTTTCTGCAGGATATGAAAAAGTCCTGAGAGAGGAACTATTTAAAGCAATAAAGAATGAAGATTGCGCATTCTCCGTAAAAGTTAAGAGCGTATGCAACGGAGGATTTATGGTAGACCTGACTGGTCTTGAATGTTTTCTTCCTGGAAGTCTTGCAGCTGCAAACAGAATCATGAATTTCCAAGATTATGTTGGAAAACAGATTAACGTTATGATAGAGATGTATGATCAAAAAAGGGATATTTTTGTAGTTTCCTTCAAAAAATATCTAGGAAAGATTATAACAGGAAAAGTTAGGGAACTTTCATTTAGTGAAAATTATGAGGGAACTGTTACTGGGACTTCTGCTAATGGTGTTTTTGTTGAATGGAATGATATTTTTACAGGAATGATTCCTTTTGAAGAAAAAAATAAAGAAAAATTAGAAGGTTTAAAGCAGGGAGATACAATATCTTTTTATGTTGTTGACATTAAAAATCCACAAAGAATCACTCTTTCTCATACCGAGCCAAACCAAAAAATGAAAAATCTCCAAGAGCTTAAGGATAACTCCGGTGAAGTTTTAGGCGAAACTTATGAAACGAAAATATATAAAGGGGAGGTAACTAAATTAAAAACCTTCGGTGTTTTTGTTAAATTAGAAAACGGAATGACAGGACTTATTGAGAGGGAGAAATTAGTTAACACTATTAAAGATTATGAGGAGGGACAATCGGTAAATTGCTCAGTCTCTAGCGTGGATCCATCCACACTAAAAGTGCAATTAATTGAGGTTTAGTACCTAATCATAATGGGTTTTTTGAATTAGAGTTTTACTTAGATATCTAAGTAAAACTCTTTTTTATTTATGGTTGTTTATAAAACAACAAACTTAATTAATAGTAAGATCTATATAGGAAAAAACTCAAAGAATGATCCTAAATTATATTGGACCAGGAAAGATTATAAAAAGATTAAAGAATTTATCTTTTCCTTTGTGAATATATAGAACATGAATATTAGTTCAAGAGATTTTCTGTACTCTGCCACAGTGGGTTTTGAGTTTGAATTTTATAGTAATGAGAACAGGAACCAAATTGCGTACGAATTAGGAAAAGTATTAGGTAAAAAGATTCTAGTTTTTAAAAAGTATCATTCTTTTTTTAAACCAACTCCTAGCACATTTAAGCTAGAGCCAGATTACTCTGGAGGATCCAAGATGGTTGAACTCGTCACTGGTCCTCTTCCTTATTTCGAGGCTATTCCCATTTTAATAAAAACCCTTAAGTGGATAGATCAAAACGGATACACCGATAAAAAATGTGCATTTCAGTTTGGCGTTAGTTTTGATACATCAATTTATCCAGAAATTCCTTCAATTACTAAACTCAATATTCTAAAATTTGTATTGGGGTTTGACGAGAATCAAATCTATAGAAGATTTCCCGAAAGATCTGGCTCTTTATATGCTAAATCTATCAAAAGGATATTACCTTCTAATAAGTTTGTAGATCCATCCAATCTTTCTTTTATTGATAAGAATTTATTTGATGTTCCTTTAGAAAAAAATCTAGGAATAAATTTTCTTAAACTTCCAGAAGGATATTTTGAGGTTAGATATTTAGGAGGAACAGATTATCAAAAAAAGTATACCTCTATAAAGGAGATAATTGATTACGTAATCACTTTCACTCTCCAGATTTTACAATATAATGATTTCTTTACTGACAATGATTTAAAAATTCTAAAGAGTGGATTAAAGGAGATTTACAAGAGTGCTTCGAGTTTTTCTGATCCGGAAACCTTTCAAAAAAACTATCCGCATCTTACTATAATGATAGACCTCAGATCTGATCCTCAAATCATAAGATCTTTTTTTATAAACATAAGAGAAGTTCTTTATGATTTAATAGTAGAGAATGGAATTAAAGAAGGATTAGTAAACTATGACAGTAATCTTGGAAAATTCCAAATAAAGGACGTTAAAACAAACAAGGCTTATCTTCTAAAAGATTATGACATTTTAGAATCTGATATAACAGGAAACCTTTTTAATTGTAGAATATTTAATTCCACATTAAGAGATTGTAGCATGGAAGAATGTGATTTAATCACTTCTAATGAAATATACACATCTAAAATTATGGTTTCTGATATCATGTTTACTAATGTTCTCCATGATTCATATGTAGATAATAAGGACAAAGAAATTAACTGTGAAGTCTTTGGTGGTATAATTAGATCCGGGTTCATCGGAAAATTGGCTACAATTTCACCGGAAACCGAAGTTATTGGAGACACAGAGGATGATAAGAAATTAAAAGGAAGCATGAGAAAAAGACCGTTTCCAGACAGAAACGACGGTTTTCCTAAACATGAACATCCTCTATTTAAGGATAATAACAGTAAACCTTCTGGTATTCCAGGAATCAACTTTAAAGAAAATAACGAACCACCCCAATGACAGAAGTAGAACTAATCCAAGAGGTCAAAGACGAAATTTCACATTCTTGTTCTTTGCCATATAACCTAAACGATCAAGAGATCAAAAGAATTATTAAACGTGCTAGGGCCTATATGTACGACAACTACCAATACGCAGTAGAGGATAGAATATTTGTACTAGGGAGGGAGCTTTTTTCTACCGCATCTTTTAGAGCAACGAGACAAATACAACTCCCTGGGTGTGTGGTATCTGTCTATGACGTCAGAGAGGTAAATGGATCTGGATTAATAGGAACCCCAGACAAAGATTTTAGTGACTCTAAACTCCTTGGATCTGAGCTTATGCTTTCTCCTTTTGTTGGGGACAACTTAGTTTATAGAACGGTTCTCTATTCTTTCTTTGATCTTGCAAAGGCTTATCTCTTAGAAAGCTATGCCTTTAATTATAATAAAAACACCAAAAAATTAACCATAAATGGTAGAGATCCTAACAGAACATATCAGACAGATGGAGGAACATCTTCGAATCTTTTTACTGGTGTTGATGTAGGAGTTAGAGCTTATATAGCTATTCCAGAAGAAAGCTTATATGATGACGAATTGTTCGTTAGATACGTTCTAGCAGAGGCAAAAATTAATATAGGTAGATTACTTGGGACATTCGAATATAACCTCCCTGGCGGTGTTAGAATTAACTATAATAACATCCAAACTCTTGGACAGAACGAGAAAACTGAGATAATAAACCAGATAAATTCTGAGAACACTCCAAGTTATTTTTTGCAGTGGAATTGAAAAATATACATTATATTTGGATATATAATATTAAAAATATCCAATGTGCATATTACAAAAAATCGAAGGGTGGAGATCTAAGACAGGTAAAGCTTTTGGAACTATCATAAGGAATCTTTCAAAGGATTCTGAAGATATTGAACAATTAAAATCTCTGACTTCTTTTCTAAATCCAATTTATAATCCCGAAAAAATTTCTATTCAACAGAGATTTTATCATGTGTGGTTTGGGTTCTATGAAATTGAGAGGTGTCCCTATTGTGACTCTCCTAGAATGTTTGCAAAGAAGCCAAAGTTTTCAATTGACAGATATGGGATAAAACCCACTAATTCTGTTAATTATTACGGGACGTGTATGTCTGAATCTTGTAATAAAAAATATAACAAGGATAAAACTGACAAGGCTATGATGAAAAATCACGGAACTACAAATCCAACGGAGGTTCCTGGTGCTTTAAATAAGATTAAGGAAAATAACAGGAAAAAATATGGAGTGGATTTCTATACAGAAACTGAAGATTTTAAAGAGAGGGTTAAAAAGACTTTCGAGGAAAAATATGGTGGTCATCCAACTAAGCTAAAAGAAACACAGGACAAGAAAAGAAAAACAAACAAAGAAAAATATGGATTTGAGCACTCTTTAGATAATCCAGAAATAAAAGAAAAATCTAGAATAACCAATAATTTAAAATATGGAGGAAATTCCAGTATGTGCTCGGAGGAGATAAAGAATAAATCTAAAGAAACGAACAGGAGAAAAAGAGGTACGGATTGGTATGTACAAAGTGAGGATTTTAAGAAAAAATTTAAAGAATCTATGCTTAAAAAATATGGAGTGGAGCAGGTTATGCACTACACCCCTTCATTTGAAAAATCTTTAAACACGTCATACAAGAAAAAGATTTTTGTTTTCCCTTCAGGTAGGGTTGAAAAAATACAAGGGTATGAAGGATTTGCTTTAAATGATCTTTTAGATGCAGGATATAAGGAAGATGACATAATTGTATCCAATAAAGAGATTGAATCGCACACGGGTACAATATGGTATTTAGATTCTGAAAGGAAGAAAAGAAAGTATTACCCAGATATTTATTTGATTGGGGATAATAAAATAATAGAGGTTAAGTCAGAATACACTTACAAAGCAGCATATTCAATAAATATTAGAAAAAAACAAGCATGTCTCGATCTAGGGATTTCTTTTGAATTTTGGATCTATAACTCAAGAGGTGAAAAATCAATAAAATAGTTACACTCTTATTTTATTGAATATATAGGTTAAGATGGCAAGATTTTCCGAAATTTATCCAAAGAACCCAGACGATCCTAATTACAAAGAAGGACTTTTGCATACTGATGATGAGGTTGAAATTCTTATCGGTATGATCAAACAATGTATGTTAACTAGACCAGGAGAGGTCCTAGGAGATCCCTATTTTGGGATAGATTTGGAAGGTATGCTATTTGATCTAGAAGTGGACCAAGCAACACTAGAGCGTGCTATAAGATTACATCTTTTAACTTATGTCCCGTTGGCCTCTAGTAAATATGAAGTTGACTTTAGTGTTGGGTTTTTAAGAGGATCTACCAGGGACACGTGTGTTATTGATTTTGCAATTAAAGGAAACCCCTTAGTGGGAATAAAAATAGTATAAAATGGATTTACTACAAAAAAATAAAGCAAAGATATCTGACCTGATCGCACAGACTTTTGATCTGATCCAAGCTAGATATTCTATGTCTAACCAGCTCTTCACAGTGGCTTCGGTTTGGGGACAAATTATATTTGTTCTTGATAACCTTTCCCAATTTATCCTTTTTTTCATAGAGGATTCTATCACAGAGCTCAACATAAACCAGGCAACTAGAGAATCTTCGATTTACGGATTAGCAACTCTAGCTGGTCATAATCCAACAAGAGCAATTTCTGCAAAGGGTGAGGTAGTTATCACGTGGAACGGAAGATCTTTTGAGAATGTTGGCGGTAGCGCTATTTTGGTTCCCAATTATGCACAATTAAATTGTGTTAACAACGGAAAAAATTATTTCTTAAAACTTCCACAAGAATACATTAGATTGAACCTTGAACCTGGTGCTAAAATTATTGCATCCATTTTCGAGGGAAGAAGAAACACAAATCAATACACGGGGACAGGTAATCTTTTACAGAGTTATAACATCTCATCTAGGGGAACTTCAGGCATAGAAAACTATGAGGTGGAAGTTAAGGTTAATGGAGAAACATGGAAAAGATATGATTCCCTTTATGATATACCAAGAAACGGAAATGGTTATATTGTAAAAAGCTCTTTAATTTCAGGTATAGATATTTTCTTTGGTACTGTAGATTTTGGATTCCCTCCTCCCGCTGGCTCTATAATTGAAGTGACTTACCTAGAATCATCAGGTGCTTTTGGAAATATAACTGTTGAAGATTCTTCACAGGTTATTATGAGATTTGATTCAGACGGGACAGATCTTTTTGGTAACAACGTTACCCTATCTGATGTTCTTCAACCAACCTGTTCTATTGCTCCCCAATTGGGTGCTAACCAAGAACCAATTGATCTTACAAGAATTATTGCACCAAAGACATCAAGAAGTTTTGTTTTAGCAAATCCAACAAACTATGTAACATTTTTTGAAAAGTTTGGGCAATTTTCTATCATAGAAGCTTTTACGACTTTTGATGATCAATACATAGATGACGATAATATCATTTATTTGATATTAGTCCCTAATATTCAACTCACTCTTAAAACCAATGAAACTTATTTTGATATCCCTCCTTCTAGGTTTAAATTAACTGGCCCGCAAATAGATAGGATCTATCAACTTCTTGATGAAAGTGGACAAAAAATAGTTACTACTGTAGTAAAAATTTTAGATCCATTGATATCTAGGTATGTTGTTAATGTAGCCATTACAATTTTCGAGGGATACGATCCAACCACAATAAAAACACAGATTATAGACACACTGAGTGATTACTTCCTTAATATTAGAAGGAGAGATAAAATACCTAGATCTGATTTAGTTGCTGCTATAGAAGGATTAGACGGAATAGATTCTGTTTCTCTCTATTTCATCTGTGAAAAAAATGAAGAATCTAAAATTCAAAACCCAAATGCACCCGAAATAGGATTAGACGAATTTGGTGACATAGTAATCGGGAAAGATGAAGTCGTTGTTATTTCTGGAGGATGGGAAGATAGAAATGGGATCTATTATGATTATGGAGCAGGTCTTGAAAATCTATCTTCTGTTAATGTAGATATTAGAGCTATTGTTCCTGTAACATACAATACCAGAATTAATCAACAATTGAAATCTTCTCTTAAAATAGGAAACTAAAATGAAAAAAAGCTGGTACGAATTTATAAACAACCAAAATACGGTTAGAACTAATGAGGGATTTGATTACGAGGGTAAGATTTTTGAAAAAACCCTTTCTAATCAGGTTTTACAAGGGGACACTAACCGAATGGAAATTTTAGCTTCTATGGAGAGAATTGTTTTCCAATTATTTGAAACGACCAAGTACATTAAAAATTATATTAATTATACAGTCCCAAAAAATAACAAATACGTAAGATAAATGAATATTCAAAATCTTTTATTCTTTGATAAAAAAGGAGACAGATATAATTTTCAATGGAACGGAAATTATTGGGAAGGTGCAGTACTTTTTCCTTTAGTTGCTGAAAGACTTTTTGAGATCGAGCATGTATTTGTTATTGAAAAGTTTATTAATGCTAGTACCCTCGAAACAGAGTATGGATTTCCTCACGAAGATACAACAAGTCCATCTACACCGGTCTGGAGAACAAGATGGGAATCTGATTACGACGGGCAGACCGACGTTAGCTCAATTATTTACACATATGAACTAGGGATAGATCCCGAGCTAGATGCCCCATATCTGGTGAAAGGTACCAGCATCGAGGTTTATCCTGAAGTTGTCCCAGGGGACACGGTAGATTCTCCAACAGGTATAGTAATCACTTCTCAGATCACTTCCTCTTCTATGCAAATAAACATTGCATTAAATTCAACCACAGAGGGGATTTACGACCGCACTTTAATTTTAGAAGATTATACAGATTCTAATAATCCCGTTACAATTTTAAAGCTTAGTTTTCATGGTGAAGTTGAAGGAGAAGATAGTAGACTTTCTGTTTTGTTGTCAAATTTTGGAAGACAATTTACAGAAGCAGATTCTTTAATAACAAGAGAAACTGATCCTAAAGAACCGCTTCCTGATTGGACGGTAGTAAATAGAAAAAGAAAAGAGCTCCTTTTGACAGGAGAATCTATTTTTCCTTATCTTGGTTCTTATAAAAGTCTTTTTAATGCAATTAAATTTTTTGGGTATTATGATTTAAAGATCAAAGAATATTGGTTAAATGTCAAAATCGATTCTGCTGATGTCTTGACACCACTGCAGCAAAATTCGAAGGTGTTAAAGCAATTAAATCTTGGACTTAATAAATCTTCAGAATTAATTGATAATCTTTTACGGGACGAAAACGAAGGAAAATTCAAACAAGTAGAGGTTTATGGAAAAAAATCTGACGGGACTTTTGGTTTAAAAAAACAATATGAACAGATATTTCCCTCTAAATCTTATAAGAAAACTTCCTTATTTGGTCTTTTTTATGACATAAACCGAGTGGTAGAAGATCAAGAAGAAGATCAATTTGGATATCCTGTTGTAGAAGATGTTTTTTTATTTAGCCCCGAAGAAGTTCTCATAAAGCTTTTTGGACTAAAGGAAAGACTAAAACAGGATTATCTTCCTCTTAATGCTAGAATAGTAGATATAACAGGGGAAGGGGTTTATTTTAACATCTACAAAACAAGGGGATGGGTAGACCAGCTAAAGATTGACGAGGTTAGATCTGGTATAGAAGTAGATTTTACTGTTTTTCCTGAAAATGGATTTATTGAAGATTTAAGAGTTTTTTACACCAAGCCAAACCAACAAGGCCTACTCTATCCAGCTGTAGAGGGAACCGAGCCAGGAATTAGCTACCTAGGAAACACTATAGAGCCATATTCTTTTTTTCAAAAATATCCAATTTCTAATATACCAGATTTAGCTAATTCAATTACAGGATTTTATCAAAAAATAGAAGACGGTACACTTCCTAAATTTTTAGGTGACGGTGATTTTGATCCACCTACTTATAAACTGTTTTCTACAGGGGAAGATCATTTCTTTCCTGCAGGATTTCCTGTTGTCTTAACAAATAAAACATTTGATCTAAGTTGGGGGGAAATGAGCGGGAATTGGGAAACATTAGATCCGAATTTTTTATCAACTGTCCTAGATATTGCTAATTACACTTCAACCTTAGTTGATAATCCTGGTTATCCGTTATCTCTTGTCACTTCTTCATCTATTTTAGATTTAGATTCTGTTAATATACCCCAAGCGGTAACAATTAATATAGGAACAGGAAATAATTGGTTTTCAGCAACTTCACCGGAGGTTTTGTTAATCAGAATAGAATCTGTGTCTTCTCCTGGTAATTTATTATTGGGATATGTCAGTCAAGGGGATTATAACACACTAACCGGAGATTTAATAATTAGACCAACATATATTAGGGGAGGAGGAGCTTATTCAAGTTGGTATGTTATCCCAACAAACATTTCTTCCAGCTCTTATGTATTTAATTACTATGAAAATTGGTTTAAATCTGGTGGATTTTATTCATGGGAAAGATTACCTTATTTGGATTTTTATGAAATAGAGTGGACAATCTCCAAAGAAGATGCAAGTCCATATTTTTTCCAAATCAGAGGAGGTCTCCCAGATCTAGATGTGCTACCACATTTTCTTCCTTATACAGGAGAATATACAGTGCAGTGTAGGGTATGGGACACACTTAACGCTATTTCTTTGGGAATAAAAAAGAATGTCATAAAGGTAGAAAAGAGGGGGATCGAATTAAACACATTAACTAGGTTCAGAAAATCTGAAATTTATAATTTTGATAATATGCCTTTACAATGGGATTCTTATCCATCACAGTGGATTTTTCCTGTTGAAAACACCGACACTATTAAAGACCTTTCTGATTACATATCAAATTTCCCTGAATATTCTAACAATTTTAATGAGGGTCAATCTTGTGAGGTTTTAGTTGATATTCCGGAGGTTAGGGCAACCTGCACTTTTGATATAGGAGTCTTTCAAGTAGACATAACTTCGATTGTCAGCACCTTTACTGGAACAGGTTACACTTTTGCTATTGTTACAACAACAACAAATCACAGCTTCTCTTCTGGTAGTCAGGTTTGGATTTATGATTCTTCTGGTAATCCTTATGGAAGTTTCCCTATAACCGTGCTTTCGCCCAACACCTTTGAAATACCCCAGATTGTAATATCTCCTATAACAGGAGCATATGTTTATGGATCCGGTACGATAAAGGTTATTGCTGATGGATTAGAAATTGCCAGTGTTACTTTCCAAGGAGACATAGAATCCACTGCAAGTTTAATCTATAGCACAATAAACTCTTCTCCATTATTCCCGAAATATAAAGTTATTAGTCTAACGGATTCTACCGTCCCCAATTACAAAACATTTGTGTTACAAGCACCAAACAACACTGGGGTAATATGGAATGGAAAATTAGTTTCTGTTCCTGTTACAGGCTCTTTACTTTCCAATCCTGGATCAGTTTTATTCAACGGAGGTGTAAATCAGACACAATCTTATGTTCCTTTTGATTTCACTTCTTATCCTAATCCAAAAATGAAGCTTTGGGGAACAAAAGGGATTTCTTGGGATGCTTTCGAAGATTTTGAATTCACTAAAGCATATGCTCACACTTGGGATATGTTTGATTACCACAATGACTGGTTAGGCGGATTCTCTCTTTATTCTTTGCAATATGGAGACAGGGTGAGAGTTACCAGCCTTACCAATGGGGTTGTTTTAGGAGAAACTGATTCTCCAAGTAATAACTATTTAGATCTTACTGAAGCTGCTGACCAACTAAACCAATCCCCGGACGAAAATATCTCTAGATTTAACTATGTGGTTAGGGGATATTCAGATCTTCCTTTGTATTACAATGATAACGGAAATCCTATATCACCAGATCTTAGCACAAATCCAGGACCAAAAAATATTCTTTCCAGCTTCAGTAAAATCCCTACGTATTCACCAGTTCTTTTTACGCCTACGAGCATTGCTTGGGACGGTGATGGTGATATATGGGTAACTGGAGAAGATGTTATTAAATTTGACGGTATTAATTTTACGACATATGATTCCAGTAACTCTCCATTACCGGGAGTTGGCTTATTGACTAATTGTATAAAAATAGACAGAAATGACGTTAAGTGGATCGGGATAGAAAACGATCTTATTCCTTTAGTTAAAATAGACGAAAGAGACCCTTCACAAAGTGTTGCTTACTCGGTTAATGATTTTATAGATAACGGAGGAAACCCTGTAGTTTATGGGGTTCCCTCCAGCATTAGAGTTATTGAGATAAACCCACAAACGGGAGACGTTTTTGCAGCATTTATTTCTGGATCTTCACCTTCTTACGACGGACTTCTTTATTACGACGGATATGCAAAATCCTGGAGCTTATTAACTCCTAGTAATTCTAATTTATCTTCTGCAACTATTAGGGATCTTAGATTGCAGTATTATGACATAAATAAATGGTACCTTTGGATCGCAACAGATCAAGGACTTTCTAGATTTAATGGAATAGATTTTAAAAACTATGATACGAACAATTCTGGTATTCCTTCAAACGATGTTTATTCGATTGAATTGGATAAGCTTAACCACAAATGGATTGGAACCTCTTCTGGTCTTGTCTACTGGGATCATTTAAGATGGGCGGTTTGGAATAACTCAACTAATCCTGAATTATCCTCTGGAAACATTACAAATATAGTTGAAACAGGAAATGCCAACATTTGGTTTGTTGTTGATCCCGTGTCTTCCCCAGGAGATAATGAACTTTATTTCTTTGATGGATATTATTTCACAAAAGTTCTTTATAGAAATGATGGAACTAGTTTAATTAGTCCTTGTCCTAACTTTTATGGAAAATCTGCACTTTCTGCACCATGGAAGACTATAAAAAATGGGGAGACAACTTATCCTAAAAATCTCATCTTTGTTACAAACCAAGGGGAGATAGGAAAGCTAGATTATATCATTCCATATATACACGCCACTTCTAAATTTGCGGGAACTCCTGGATGGGATTTTGTTTACCACGAAACCTCCATCCCCCTTCCTGCAATCCAGTATGTTTACAATTCAGGAATTGGAATTTCACAGCTGAATTTTAATTTTATTGTTGGACCTCTTTACGACAACATCACACTTAATTCCGATATAACTAGACCTGTTATGCCTTCGGTTGATAGGTATTCATGGAGTAAACCAATTTGGCAGAGGTACAACATTGATTATCTTAAAAATCAGTTCCCTTCTTTAGATCTTGACAATGTGTTTTTGTATGCTCCTCTGAGAGATATTATCAAAGGAAAAGCCACAAAAGAAGCTTACTGGAGAAATTCTCAGATAGAAAGAATAGCTCAAAAACAATCTAGAGATCTTTTTGAAAATTTTGAATGGATAATAACTCTAGGTAACACTAGCGTAGACCAGGGAGTAAAAGTCACAGTAGATACAGAGGGAGATATTATCGTTATTGGGGATTATAACGGAAGTATCTTTATGGGGGAAGTTAATAATATAGGAACCCAAGACGTCTACCTCAATTCTGTAGATCCTAGTGTTTTTGTTGCAAAATACAATAAGGTTGGTGTTATTCAATGGGCAAGAGCAATTAATCCATCCCTAGGAAGTCAACTAAACGCCAGATCTATTATCACCGACGACAATTCAAATATCTATGTGGTTTTAGATGACAGCATAACAGGATTTATCCAAATAAATAAATACAACAGTTCTGGTGTTTTACTGAACACGATAAATGTACCAGTTTTCCCTGTTCAACTTCTTGCCGATATTAAAGTGGATCTCTATGAAAATCTTTATATCTGTGGAGAATTTGAAGGCGCTTTATCTCTCGGAACGTTTAACCTAAACTCTATTGGCTTATCTTCTGGATTCCTAGCCAAACTTGATGCCACCTTAAATTTTGTGTGGGCTAAAAAACTAGAAACCACATCTTTTTCCTCTGGATTAGAATTGGGTATTTTGAAAGAAGATTATTTATATGTGACCGGAATTTTCACAACGGACGTAGATTTAGGCCCTATAGTACTTTCTGGCCCAGGTGCTCCTGATATGTTTGTAGGAAAGTTTTCCACATCTGATGGGTCTTGTCTTTGGGCGGAATCTTTTGCATATGATTCTTCCACTTCCTTTGGTAATTCTTCGATCACAGTTGATCCAAAAGGACACGTTTTAGTAACAGGAAGTTTTTCGGGAACAATAGAAATAGAAAATAAAACTCTTTCTTCTTTTCCTTCAACAACTGATATATTTGTAATAAAATTGCTATCAACTGGAAAACTTGTATGGATGAAGATGTGCGGAGGTGCCTCAGGAGACCAAGCATTTGATATTGAAAGTGACTCAGAGGAAAATGTTTATATCACAGGATCTTATACAGGAACAGCATATTTTTCTCCAGAGGAGGTTAATTCAAGGGGTGGAACTGATATCTATTTAACCAAGTTCAATAAAGACGGAACTTTGGTTGATATAGTTACTGCTGGTGGAGTTAGTAACGATAGGGGAGCAGATCTAGTTTTAGACGAAGAAGAAAACATTTACATAACTGGATACTTTACTGGATCAGGTGCGGATTTTTCTCCTTTTGTGACCTCCTCTCCTCAGGGTGGAGCAATTGATGCCTTTTTAGGTAAAATACCAAAGGAAAGATTTCACTCAGGTCTTAAAATTGGCTCTGTTCAATCCTGGTTGGGATCACATTCTTGGTCTTGGAAGGAAGAAAAATTGTACGAGCAAGAATTTGAGATACCTTTAGCCTCTACTATATTTATAAACCCTATAGATTCATTAATACCAGGGAAGAAAAACCATATATGGTCTCTTGTTGATACGGAATCAGGGGAAGAGGTGGTTAGAGTAAGAAAAACTCCATATTTTATCTGGACCTTTCTGAAGCCCGGTTTTTACACCATTTCTTGTCAGCTACAAGACGCGAATGGAAATCTTTATGAAACCACACACAAAGGAAAAATTCGCGTTATAGATCACAAAACGCCTTTTGCTGGGGATTTAACTCCTGAGGTTGTAAATCCAGAAGACTTCTTAAAAAGAAGCATCTATGAAAACAGAAGAGAAGCTGGATTTCCCCCTCTTTCTAGGTTCATTATAGATTCTCCTCCTCAAATACAAGAAAATACTATATGACACGGGAGGAATTTATCAAGATATTAAATAAGAAGAAATACTCCTATGAAATGGAAGGGAACGAGATCCTAGTGACTCACCAGGAGAATCTCTATTTGAGCTCCCTCGAGAGTCTCCCACCTGGTGTCCGGTTTCAGAACCAGGGTGATGTCAGGTTGGACTCTCTCAAGAGCCTGCCACCTGGTGTCCAGTTCCAGAACCAGGGTTATGTCAATTTGCCCTCCCTCAAGAGCCTGCCACCTGGTGTCCGGTTTGAGAACAAGGGTGATGTCTATTTGAACTCCCTCGAGAGTCTCCCACCTGGTGTCCGGTTTCAGAACCAGGGTGATGTCAGGTTGGACTCTCTCAAGAGCCTGCCACCTGGTTTCCGGTTTGAGAACCAGGGTGATGTCTGGTTGGGCTCTCTCAAGAGCCTGCCACCTGGTTTCCGGTTTGAGAACCAGGGTGATGTCTGGTTGGGCTCTCTAGTGGGGGGTTGGTTTGACGAGTGGGCGGGAAATATAGAGGGAGTGGATCACAAGAGGCTATTGCATCTGATGGTAGATAAAAAGTTATTCGTATGACACAAGAGGAGTTTGAACAAGTATTAAAGAAAGAGAAATACTCCTTCAGGAGAGCAGGAGACGAGATCCTGGTGACGCACCAAGGGAATGTCTGGTTGGACTCCCTCGAGAGTCTCCCACCTGGTGTCCGGTTTCAGAACCAGGGTTATGTCTGGTTGGACTCTCTCAAGAGCCTGCCATCTGATGTCCGGTTTGAGAACAAGGGTGATGTCTGGTTGGGCTCTCTCGAGAGAGTCCCACCTGGTGTCCGGTTTGAGAACAAGGGTGATGTCAATTTGCCCTCCCTCAAGAGCCTGCCACCGGGTGTCCGGTTTGAGAACAAGGGTGATGTCGGTTTGCACTCCCTCGAGAGCCTGCCATCTGGTGTCCGGTTTGAGAACAAGGGTGATGTCTGGTTGGACACTCTGGTGGGGGGTTGGTTTAAGGGATGGAAATGCAATATAGAGGGAGTGAATACCAAGAGGCTATTGCACCTGATGATAGATAAAAGCTTATTCGTATGACACAAGAGGAGTTTGTACAAGTATTAAAGAAGGGGGAATATTCCTTCAGGAGAGTAGGGGACGAGATCGTTGTGACGCACCAAGGGAATGTCTGGTTGGACTCCCTCGAGAGTCTCCCACCTGGTGTCCGGTTCGAGAA